GAACTCGGTTTTTTCTGTTAAATCGTAAATGATTAAGCGATGGTCCTCCTAACTTCATTTCTCCAACGAATAGCAGCCGTCTTTGATGTGAAATTCCTAGAATTACAAACACCACCTACGGTGATACGGGTACGATAACTACGGCCATCGAAATAAACATTCTTTGCAACCGGACTATAAGTAGTCTTTGTTGTCTTTGTTACAACGTTTGAAGTTTTTACAGCCTTTGTTGCCTTAACAGCCTTAACAGCCTTCTGATTTTTTGTGTTTTTTCTCATATTAAAATTTGTTTTTATTTTTTAATTACTAATATTTATAGTTACCAAAAAACAAAAAGTTTTAAAATTGTCATGTTATTGTCGAAAATTATATACCAATACCTTCACCTATTACTTTAACACTCAATATACTGTCACCGAATTTTTCATAAATCTTTGCCGGATTATCAGTTGTGATGATTAATGGTTCTATAACATGAAATTTCACTTTGTATACCTTTTTAATAATAGAAAAACTTTCCATTTTTTGAATATTATCAATTTCTTTCTTAATATCTTTCTTTACTTCTTTCTTCACTTCTTCTTTGATAACATCATCCTTTATTGTTTCAGTTTTATCATCCTTTTTCTTCTTTTCTATAATTTCAACAATTAAATCATCAAATTTTATTTGTCTTTCGGTTGAAAGGGTATATCTGGTGTGTCCACCAAAGGAACATTTATTTTCTTTAATATATTCTTTTAATTTAACGACATCATTATTAAAGAAAAACATAAAACTTTTTCTATTGAAACTGAAAATAGGATTGTGATCAGAGTCAAAATATTCAAAAAAGAAATCATAATCACCTATATCAATGTATATTGGTCTTCTTCTTTCACTTGTTGATAATAACATTTCTTTGAATAATATTCTATCTCTTTCACCAAATGGTATCAATTTAATAAATATTGTCGGTGAATCTTCATCATCTTCCCATTCTTCTGCTTTTTTAGTTGCTTCTAAAAAATCTTTAGCTTCTTCATTTATCATAGAATTAAATTTTGACATAACATCATTTACAAATCCCCAATTTAATAATGTTTCTCTCAATTCTTCTTCACTAAAAGTTTTTGGACTTTCTTTTTTCTTTTTCAAATCATTTAATATTGATTCTTCTTTCGTTAAATCTCTGACTGTTGTTTTTGTATCTTCATCATTATTCAAAAAATCCGAAAGTGGTTGACTTTCATATTTTTTCCCTTCCCTATGTACTGGTTCTGGTTCAGGTTGATTTTCCGAATTGTTTTTCATCTCATTAACTTTTTCATAAGCTTTTTCAAATTCTTCTGTTGTGGGTGTTTGAGCATCGGGTCCGATGGTGGTTGTTTCAAAACCATTGGTTAATTGTTTGTCGAATACATTTTCATTTTCATTTTCCATAAAATATATAATTATTTTTTAAGTTCCACTATTGATGTGGATTATTATATATTTGGAAGTAATGGGTCAATTAATTATATATTATGGAAAAAATTGATTAAAAAATATTAATATATAACAATAAATAACAATACACATGAAAAAAACGAGAACATTCACCATCGAAAAGGAAATTCTAATTGAATTTGATAAAATATCCAAAAAAATGTCATTAAATAAATCTCTTTTTGTTGAAAATTGTATCAAAGATTTAATTAATAAAAATAAAAATAAAATAAATGATATTAACGAAAGAAGTTGAAATAATTATAACAAAAAAGAATTTAGATTTTTATAAAAATCTTGGTTATAATATAAAATTAAAAGATATTATTAAAGTTCCTCCTGAACATTTATCAAAAAGTAGTCACAAAAAAATTAAAGTGAAATGTGATATTTGTGAATATGAAAAAGAAATGGATTATAGAGAATATATGGAATCTTATAAAAATTATAATATCTATACTTGTAGCACAACTTGTTCTAGATTTAAAAACAAATTAACCAGTAAAGAAAAATACGGTGATGAAAATTATAATAATAGAGAATTATTTAAAAAAACATATATTGATAATAACAGTTGTATAAAATCTAAAGAAAATTACATAAAAACGTGTTTAGAAAAATATAATGTTGATAATGTTTCTAAATTAAATTGGGTTAAAAATAAAAGAGAAAACACAATGTTAAAAAAACATGAAGTAAAATATTATGTTTTGTCAAAAGATTTTTATAATAAGAGTCAAATAACAAGTATGTTAAATTATGGAACACCACATCCAATGATGTCAGATGAAATGAAAAAAATTAAAATTGAATATTATTTAAAAATGGGATTCAATGTATTAACAAAAGATTATGATATTTATAAAAGAAAGGTATATAGATTAACAAGAAAAATAAAAAATAAACTTATTGATTTATGGGATGGTAATGATTATTATGATAATGAATATATTAAAAATAATTTTGATCTTCCTTATCATCATAAAAATTATCCAACCATAGATCATAAAATATCTATATTCGAGGGTTTTAAAAATAATATTCCGGCTGAAAAAATATCTGATATATCCAATTTATGTTTTACTAAAAGATATATAAATTCACAAAAATATATAAAATTATATTTTACTATTTAAATATTTTGTTTATCGGTTGCTACCATATCATCATTCATTGATGCATTATAAATATAATTGTGATTGTATACTGGAATAACACCAAAGGATTTCATCGAAACATATACATCACTTAAACATTCTGTGTCAGCGCCGCCGATAACAATAACTTTCTTACCCTTTAATTTTTGGTATAAATTATATAAATCTTCATTTACATAAAACCATTTATGATTGTTATTCACTTTTACAATATATTTATTTACATTTTTGAATTTGAATAATTTACCTTCTTTAGCATCTTGTGGTAATTTATCCGTTATCTGTTTAAGATTTGGATTGAATTTTGTACCATAATTCTTTTTAACATCTAAAACTTGGTTTGGAAATGTATATGTAAACCCGGTAGCTTTATTAGCATCCCAAATCTGATAAACACCCTTGATATCATCTTTTGGAAATTCTTCACAATATTTCATTATATTTTGTTCAAAACCTTTTGGTGTGTATTCATCGAATTCACCTTGAACATCAACAATAACTAAAATACCTTCGTTCTCAAGATCTTGTGTTTTTTGAGTAGATTGATTTTCTTCATTCAACTTTTTCTTCTTTACATATTCATAAAACTTGAGTATACCGAATTCCATAAGATAGGTGTTTTTTATTTCTTTTATATATTAAATTGGTAATCCAAAAATTAATATATAAACAAAAACAATCATAAGTTTATGTCAATCACATTAGAACAATTAATAGATATAATTCAAGCGGATTTAACATTTTCTGGTGCTTTACCTAAAGTATTAAATGACAAAGAAGTAAAACGTGTTGTCAAAGAATTAGCATTGGAATATTTTTATAAAAATTATCAATTTTCTATTCAGAAGTTTTATTATTTTATGAAAAAAGATATGTTATTGTTCGAAACCTATTCGAGATTCAAATATCTTATAATGCCAGAAGAAGTTGAATCTATTTCTAGAATTATGAAAATCAACGACTTGTCTTTATTTAGAATTGGTATTCAAGCTCCAAACCTTTCCATAAACTTGGGTGTTACGAATCAACCATTCCTTACATCATTTGTAACAACCGCTGGTGAATTAGCTCTTTATCGTTCTGTAATCAGTTATTTTTCTGATGAAATAAACAAATTAACAAAGGATACTGTAAAATTCAATTTTAACCCTATCAATAAACAACTTAATTTTTTGGGTAGTTTAAATTCTTATCCCGGTGAATCAAATCACATTTTAGAATGTGGTGTTAGGATTCAAGAAGAAGAATTGTTTGATTTTGAAATGTTTAAAAGATATTGTATCGGAATGTGTAGAGTTAGAATGGGTGAACAAATTGGTCGTTTTAATTTCAATATGCCGGGTAACTTCAATTATAACGCACAAGACATAATTAGTGGTGGTCAAGCTATGATTGATAAAGTTGTCGAAGAAATAAAGGGTCAAACTACTGTTTCTTGGTTTAGAATGGCGAGATAAATATTTTTTTATTGTATTAAACATTCGTATCTTTGTAATCTAATTCGAAAGATATGAAACCAAATAGAAAAGAGAAAATTGATTCAACTGAATTTTCTAGATTGTGTGAAATCGGTCACAATTATCATAAATTTCTTTGGACCAAATTCAAAAGAAGAATTAGAACTAAAAGGCTTAATAAAAATGTTCATTGACTTATGATTCTAAAATTTGATTGAATTTTTTATATTTTCTATCAAATCCTATTTTATCATCATTGAAATTATTATAGATATAATTTCCAATCTTTACTATATCTCTTTTATTAGTTATTCTAAATTGAGATGATTTACTTTTCTTTTTTTCGTTAATTGTGGTTTTTATTCCGTATTTACTTATCTGTAAAAATTTACATAAATTTATTAAATAAGACCAATCTTGTTCATATGTTGAAGAAATAGAAAATTGATAATTTCCATTTTTTTTATTTATATAAAAACAACCATCACCATCAGATATACCTCTAAAAAAATAAAATTTTAAATTTTCCGGTATAATATTTAAAATTTTAAATGGTGATGAATTTGATTTGTAATGAAAATCATAACTTTTGAAAATATCATGTAATTTTTTAAAACCAATATGATATATAACAGATTTTTTACATTTTTTCCCTTTTCGTGTTCTTTGTCTGATATATTTTTTCCAATTACCCGTTTCGTAAATAATTTTTTCTATTGAAATCATATCATCCATATTACCTTCTAATCTTATATAATAACTTGTTTCTGAATCTTTCGACATACAACCATCTGCCCATAATAATCCCATAATATATGACATTTTGTTTGTATCGATATTTTTAAAAAGTTCAATATTTACTTTATCGTTCAAATTTAATTTCAAAATTCTTACTTTATTTTGAATTTGTATTCTATTTAAATTCAGTTTATCCATACAATATATCATACCCATTGTTGGATAACTTTCTTTTAAAAATTTTTCTTCATCATCATTCCAAATATGTTTCATATTGATTTTTATTTTTATATATTAAAAATTGAAAGTGGTTTTTTTATTCACGGAAATTGTTTTACCTTTGTCAAAATTTAAATTATGAAAAAATTTGTTTCGGTTGGTGATATTCACGGTTCAGACCGTTGGAAACTTCTTTTATTTGGTACAGTAACACCAACAAAAGATTATATCCAAAAGATTATGGATTTAATTGATAAAGTTGTTTTTGTTGGTGATTATACTGATTCATTTGATAAACATGCTCCGATTGTTGAAAATCTGAAAGAAATTATTGATTTCAAGAAAGAATACGGAGATAAGGTTGTTTTGTTGTGGGGTAATCATGACGTTTACTATTATACAATGAATTATGGTAGGGATAATGTCACTGGTTCAAGGGATGAAATGTTACATGATTTAAATCAGATTTTCAGAAGTAATTACAGATATTTCCAATTTTCCTATCAGTATGAAAATTATATTTGGACACACGCTGGAATTCATCGTGGGTGGTGGGAACACTATGTAATGCCCAAAATTAAAGGAAACAAAGAAAGTAGATTTCGTGAATACCTTAATGGTAGTGAAAGTATTTCCGATATCCTAAATATCATGTGGGAATTACAAGATGATTCAGTTTTCATGTGTTCCGCAAACAGAACAAAGGGTGGTTGGGGTAAGAAAGTTGGTGGACCTCTTTGGGCTGGTAAAGAAGAAATATCCAAGAAACCAATTTTCGGATTTCACCAAATTGTTGGTCACACAGGAATTCCTGAAATAAGAACCTTTAAAACATTTGGTTACAAAGAAGATGATACTAGTGTAACATTTATTGATACATTACCCGTTGATGATGAATTATATACAATAGATATATGAAAAAATGTGTAAGGTGTGGTCTCTGTTGTTTTCAAGGTCCGTGTAATCATGGTGATGAAAAAGGTGAATTTGGTTGTAGTAAACTTATTATCAATGAAGATAAAACAACATCTTGTGAACTCCTTATTAAAGGTAAAGTAAAACCAGAAGATATAGGAATTAAAAGGGGATGTATTTTGCAAACTGTTGTAGTAGAATATTATCAAGAAAATTTACAATACTTAAATCAATTGAAAAATGTCAATTGAATTATACGATTATAGGGAACAGACAATGCCTTATGAATGTCCTTATTGTTACAAAGAATTAGAAGATAATGATATAATAGGTGAAACCGTTTATGATGTTGTTAGAATTGGTCATAATATTGGTGGAACTGCATCTGTTTTTGAATGTCCGAAATGTTTCGAAAAGTCATTTATTCATAAAGAAAGTTTAAAATGGAAAATAAAATAAAACAGAACAAAATAACTTTCGAAGGTAAAGAAATAATTTGGGATTATGAAATTGCACCCTGTCTCAAATGTCCAATTTATCCATTAAAAAAGGAATCTAAAGAAGATTCAGATAAAAGAAAAGATAAATGTTGGACCAGTGGTTGTCTTTACGATAAGGAAAACGCAAGAATGGTGGCAAATGGTATTTATGTTATGATGCATTATCATTATTGTGAGGAATGTGATGAATATTTCAGTAAAGAAGAAATAATAGAATATAAAACCTGTCCTAATTGTCATTCTTCTTTTTAATTTTTTTAATTCATATAGCTTTCGTATCTTTGTATTATCAAATTAAAACAATATTTTATGTCACTTGAAGAAATCGAAAAAAGAATTGAAGAACTCGATGTAATCCTTGAAAAAAAGGAAAATGAATGGTGGGATAAGAAGAAAAAAGAAATGTCGGATAGTGTTTTCGGTATTTTTGGTGGTGATTGGGATGAATATTGTGAATTTCGTAAACCAGAAATTGATGAAGTTCGTAAATTAAACAGGAAAAGAAGGATGTTGATGATTCCAGAATTTTCAGAACCATTGGAATTTGGTGATTTATTTACAATCGAAAATTTCATTGGAAATTGTAAATGTGGTGGATTTATTGATTATGATGGATCTGGAAATTACGCTAAAGAAATTGATGGTAAATTAATGGAAAGTAATATTGACATTTATCCATCTGATATTAAACATAAAAGTGTACGTAAAGATTTCACTCACGTTATTTGGTATAACAAGTAAGACAATGGAAACTACCTTATCAGTTGAACAACAGATGGAATTGAATGTCAATAGGTATGATGTTGATACCGTTGCCAAAATGTTCACAAGAAAGGAATTGGCACAAACTATTGTAACCACAACATGTTGGGATGAAACAATTAGTAAACAGTACAAAGAATTCAAAACAAAGGAAAATATGATTGATTATATCATATACTGGTTGGATGATTGTTTTGAAGATATGGGATATGTAGAAGATTTAATCAAATTTATCAATAATAATAAAAATAAATAAATGAAACCACAAAGTCTTTCAATTTTAGTTCCCGGTGGATGTCCTAATGATTGTTCGTGTTGTGTATCGAAACTTCATGATAGTCCATACGAAAATCAGTTAGAAAAGAATTTCCAATTTGAAGATTTATATCGTGACGATTATCGTGACGCTATGAGATACGCAAGGGATAATGATTGTAATGACCTTATTTTCACTGGTGAAAATGGTGAATGTTTGGTCAATAAACATTTTATGAGAACTGTGGTTGAAGTGAATAAATCATTACCCAGTCCTTTTGTCAAATGTGAATTGCAAACAAGTGGTTGTTTCTTAACCGAAAGGGCTGAAAATGGTGGTGAATCAAATCTTCGTTGGTTGAGGGATTTTGTTAGAATTAAAATCATTTCCCTAAGTCTTTTTGATCTTTTCGATTCGGAAAATAATGCTCTTTATTCGAAACCTAAAAGTCAGAAAGCTTTTGTGGATATTGAAGAAACTTGTAAAGCTATCAAGAAATACAATTTCACTTTAAGGTTGTCTATTAATATGACAAACCTTTATGAGAAGAATGGTATTACACCAGAACAGATTTTCAAAGAAGCTAAAGAATTGGGTGCAAATCAAATAACTTTCAGGGTTCTTTATTTTGTCAACAATCCAAAAACCGAAAAGGAAAAAGAGATAAACAACTGGATTCTTGAAAACAGGTGTTCCGATGAATATATGAACAAAATCAAAGAGTATATTAAAGAAAACGGAAATCCTCTTGAAAAACTTTCGTTTGGTGCTATTCGTTATTCTGTAAATGGAACTTCTGTTGTTATCGATGATAATTGTATGGGAGAAACAAATGTTTCTGATGTAAAAGAGGATATTAAATATTTAATACTTAGACCAGATTGTAAATTGTATACAAGATGGAATGATGAAGCCAGTTTATTGTTTTAACCATTCTGAAATTATTTCATCTATATTTTTCCTTTTTGTATAAGGTATTCTTAATAATTTAATATTGTTATCTTCACAATATTTATTTTTAATATTATCCTTTTTCTTTGTTTCTAATAATTTATCATCACCACCAAAGTATTTAACTGATTTAAAATGTTGAAAACCATCATATTCTATCAATCCAAATAATTCATTATCCTTAAAAACAGCAAAATCAAAATGTAAAATATATTTATCTTTACAATCATTTTTATACTGATAAATATATTTTATTTTATTTTCATCTAAATATTTTTTAACTTTTTCTTCTCCTTTTGATTGTTTACAAAAAGGACATCCATTCCCATTTAATAACGAATTTGGAATTGATTTCCATGTAAGATCACATTTATTACATTTTATTTCTATTGGTGTTTTTACATTAATATATGTTCCAATTATACTATATTGTGTATGTACCTTATTAAAATCTAATAAAAATTGATCATTCGATTTTCTTTGTCTTAAAGAACTTTCTTTATTATTGCATTTTGGGCATCCGGATTTTGAACTTATTAAATGTGTGGGTTTAACATCCCATTCATTTTCACAAATTTTACATTTTATTTTTGTTTTTGTTTTTGCATTAATATAATCACCTATTAATTCATATTTATTATCGTTAATATTCATTAATTCGTTTTTAAATTCTTCTTTTGTTTTTGTTCTTTTTATTATTCCACATTTAGGACACCCTCTTCCATATAATAAATGTTTACAACTAATTTTCCATATATTATTACAAACATTACATTTTATTTTAATTTTTTGATTGTAATTTATATATTTTTCTAAAGTTGTATATTTATTACCGTGAACATTTTTTAATTTTAATTGAAATGTTTCATCTGTTAACATAATTCTATATATTAAATAAAATAACTCATTTTTTCCCAAATGGTATATTTAAACCAAAGATATTAAGAAACTATTAAAGGTGGATCCGCGGATACCGTTATTTGACTTCCCCTAACAAAGATATAAGGATAAGCATTACTCAAAGTTATCTTACCACTAGTTTGTTGTGATTGGAATGCATTTGATAAGTATTGATATAAAATATCAAGTGTCCACGAACTAGCTGTTAAAATTTGGGTTTCTGAATTTATTGTAACTTTCAAATTACCACTATAACCTTGTTGTTGAAGTGAAATTTTGAATTCATTAGACGGACCAGTATTTCCACCTTGAGTTCCTGATGTACCATTCGTTCCACCCCCACCATTATTTCCACCCTGTGTCCCGGATGTTCCGTTTGTTCCAGATGTTCCTGAAGTACCAGCGGCGGCAGCTGCAGCTTGTTCAGCAACGGCTTGGGTTGCTTGTCCTATCAATCCTGTTATTATTTGTTGAAAAGTTAAAATTTGTTTAAATCCACCCAAAGTTGCATTAAGAGCTTTTATGGGTGTTAAAATTAGACCAAATATTGTTGTTACCATCCCTAAAGATGGTAATACAAATGCAAAATTTTGTAATGGTGCTAAAAATGGTGTTATTTGAGATATTATCGAAACTAATTTACTTATATCTGACATCATACTCTGAAGAATTGCCAAAGCAGTAGTTGGTGTTGGTTTTGGTGGTAAAAGAGCTTCTACCATAGCTGGTGCAGCTAAAGCTAACTTTACAATTAAATCTTTCATTTCTTTTGTTATTTCAGCAGCTCTATAACAAACCTGCATAAAAGCATCTTTTAGTTCTTTTTTCATCTCTTTTATTTTATCTTTCATTGGATGAGTGTCCGGAATTCCTCTTTCTTTGTTTACACATTCTGGATTTGTAACTTCATTATCAATAATTTTTCCATTTGCATCGTACATTGGTTCCTTACCATAAATTATTAAATGTGCTGTTTTTTCATCAACTTTGGATACAGATCCAAGTGGACCGGGCATCATCCCAGATCCCATCACCATCATTTTCTTCATTATTTGATTTTCGGTCATAAAAGCATATAATCCACCCGGTTCGAAATCTTCCAATTTTACAGGTGGTGGTGGCATAACAACCCCATTTTTAATTTCCACAATAGTTTTTGTTAATGTTACTGTTTCCGCATTTAAACTTTCCATGTGTTTTATTAATTCTTCATTCTCCTTTTGTTTATCTTGATCTTTCTGTATAGATAATGGTTCTATCTTTACATCAGCCATTAGAACACCAGTATCAACAGCATCAATATATCTTACATTCATTTTTGCTATTTCTTCTTTAGTTGGTTCATCGTCAGCTGGATCAATCCATTGATATGTTTTTATGTCATAATACACCGATAATGCTTTATCAACATTATCATAAGATGATGCATCAAAAGGATTATCTGGTTCAAAACCACTCTGAATTTTCAATGTGCCATCTGGATTTCTTGGAGATTCAAATGTTTCTTTATATGTTATATTTCTTGTTGTAATTTTAGGTAATTTATTACCCTTTAAATCTATTCTATCTTCGGGATAATCATATTCATAATATTCTTTAATTGAAGCTTTTAACATTTTTTCATCGGAAAGAAACATTCTATCAGGATCCAATGATGTCATATCTGCGTTTTCGAAAAAATGATACCAACTACCAATATATATCACGACAGTTGGTGCATCTTCTGGATAAGTATAGAAAAATATTAATCTTTTTTGTAATCCATCTTTTCTCCACCCATTATCTACACTTTTATCTTTTGACCAATAACCTGCTTTTTTGTCTATTTCTATTGAATAACTATATGTTGTCATTACCTAAAATACTTTTTATTTTATATATTAAAGGAACGTCGGTATATAAATTTTTTTATTCCACAATTTTGATTAATTTTGTAATATATGAAAAAAGTGGGCATAACAGGTGGAATAGGATCGGGTAAAAGTTACATTTGCCGTCAATTTGGATTAAATTTTGGTATTATCACCTATTATAGTGATGTAAGAGGTAAAATCTTGATGGAAACGAATTCTGAATTAAGAAATTTAATTACTAATGAATTCGGTCAAGATTCTTATATTTTTGAAAATAAACATTTTAATCTTAATCGAGATAAATTTATAAAATTACTTTTTGATAATGAATCTGCTAGAAAGAAGATGAATTTTTTTGTACACCCATTTGTTAGAAAAGAATTTTTTGAATGGTGTGATTTTTTAATAGATGATTATTATACCTTATTTGAATCAGCTATTTTATTTGATAGTGAAGATAAACTGAAAACCGATTTAAATATTTTAGTAATATCTGATATGGATATTCGTATTCAAAGGATAAAAGAAAGAAACTCGATTTCAGAAGAAGAAATAATGAAACGAATATCAGCACAAACAAGTGATGAATATAAAAAACAATTTGCTGATTTCATTATAGAAAACAATGGTGACAACAACCAATTGGAAAAAGATTTGAATACCATCCACAATAAAATAATATCATTATGAAAAAATTCAAAAAATGGTGGTTTAATTTAACACATGTTAAATGTAATTACTGTAATGAACATATTGAACAATATTATGACGCTTGTCTTTTCCCAATAGAGAATTGGAAAGGAAATATAATTTGTAAAGATTGTATAAAGAAAGAATCCAAATTGTCAAAAAACGAAACCATCATTATATATGAGAAAAATTAAAGTATTTTCCGGATCAGCTTCAAAAGATCTCACAGAAAAAGTTTGTTTCAATTTAGGAACAACTATGGGAAAAGTTAAATTAGAAAAATTTTCAGATGGTGAATTTCAACCAGTTTTTGAAGAAAATTTAAGAGGTAGAGATGTTTATATTATTCAATCTTGTTATCCTCCATTTGATAACTATTGGGAACTCTTTCAGATGATACAGGCGGCAAAATTAGCTTCCGCCAGTAAAATTATTGTAATCCTACCCTATTATGGTTACGCTAGACAAGACAGAAAGGATAGACCTAGGGTTGGTATAGCTTCAAAACTTATTGCCAAATTTTTAGAATCAGCGGGTGCAACAAGAGTTGTTACTATTGATTTACACGCAGACCAAATACAGGGATTCTTTGATATTCCTTTTGATCAACTTTTCGGTACTTATGTTTTTTGGCCACACATTGAAAAAATGGTGAAAAGTGGTGAAATTGAAAATCTTCAATTCGCATCACCCGATAATGGTGGTGTGAAAAGAATGTCAAGATACGCTGAAAAGTTTGATGTTGATTATGTTATTTGTTCAAAAACTCGTAAGAAGAAAAATGAAGTAGCTAAAATGATTCTTATCGGTGATGTAACAGGTAAAGATGTTATCATTATTGATGATATGGCAGATACCGCTGGAACAATGTGTAAAGCCGCTGATTTAATGATTGATAAAGGGGCTAAAACGGTTCGTGGTTTAGTTACTCATCCAATTTTATCAGGAAAAGCTTTCGAAAACCTTGAAAATTCAAAAATAACCGAAATTTTTGTTCTTGATACTATTCCATTAAATAACGAACATCCCAAAGTTAAGGTTTTATCTTGTTCAGATATGTTAGCAAAAGCTATCAAGAAGATAGACACGAATAAATCTTTAAGTCAATTATTCCTAAAATAAGATATATGAATATAAAACAATTGGAAATTATTCAAAGACAACCAAAGTTAAAAGTATCTGATTTACAAGACGTTACAGATAGAACTCTACTTTACGGTTCTCACGCTGATATTTGTATTGGTGGTTGTACCTTTATATATCATCTTTATATTCAAGGTGAAATGTTTCATTTCACTCAATATCAATACAAAACAAAGATGGGTCATAAAAAGGGTGATATTAAATCATTCAAATTTAGAGAAGAAATAACACCAAATATGTTTCTTCATACAAATTTAGTCACCACACAGAAGTTTGATTCGGAGTGTTGTGATTATGAATTCTGTAACTACTTGAAATCTAAAGGTATTGTATTAAATTTCACTTCATTTGATGATGAAAGACCAAATAAGGTATATTATGGTATGATGTATGAAGATTTAAAATTCGAAAAAATTGTAACAATATAGCATATAATTTTTTTTATTCGGCTAAACGCCGTATCTTTGTATCATCAAATTCAAACAACGTTAAACCCTAAAAACCCAAAATTATGAATCTCTTCGAAAAAGCCAAAGCAAACGCAACCACAGGTTCAAAGAAAAAGACTGAAAAAGTAATCGTAAAGGTAGAAGATACCCAGTTTGATAAGGATCTCAAAAGATACGCCGAACTGAAAGCCGAACTCGACGCCATTCAGGCAAAACTTGATATGGTTGAAGCAGACTTCAAACCCGCCTGTATCGGTGTATTCAACGAACAGTATAAGAAAAACGGAGCATATCCCGAATCTTTCATCGCCACATCAGTTTCCGGTCATCAGGTAATGGTGGTTCCCACCGACAGGTATATCAAACCGACCGATGAATCTTTCGCCGAACTCAATGAAAAATACAATGGTGAAATCACCGAAACCGTTGACGAATACACACTCGACAAGGATCTGGTAAACGAATACGGAAACAAAATCGCCGCCGCTATCGAAAAGGCAAAGGATATCCCACAGGAAGTAAAGGATAATCTTATCAAGGTAAAGAGTACCATCACCGTTAAGAAAGGTAGTATCACAAAGGCCTTCACCGTTGGTAAGGGAAACATTGCCGAATACATCACCGATATTCGTCCGGTATTTCAGTTGAAGAATCCGAAAGTTTCTGAATAATCAATCGAAACAAAAAGAAAAGGTGGTATTCCCACCTTTTTTTATGCCTTTACCCAAAAAGGTTCATCGAAAGTTAATTTTGTCATGTTTCTGTGTTTTCCATTCAAATGTTGCATAACCTTATCCAAGGGTAAATTGAATAATTTGGATATTCTTTGTCTTTCTTCAACATCATCATTTAAATCATCGTAGGAACTTTCCATATAAACATTGGTTAATTGAATTGGGGTTTCTGAATATAATCTAATTTCTCTTTCTTCTTTCAATCCATATAATGAAGCGTAAACCGTTTGTCTCCAATCTATTCCTTCAGTATATACCCATCCTTCCAATATGAAATCTCTATGATATCTCGACCAATAAGCTTCTGATTTATCCATATCATAAGTCCAATATATCCCTATTCCATCATAATTATCCAATTCTTCTATATTTGATGGTAATGTAATTGCTCTAAAAATTTGTAATCTTTTGGGATCTTCTGAATTATAAATTGCATTTTCCAATTCATAGAAGTATTGGGAATCACATTTTTCAAATAAATTATTTAAAGATTTGACAAAAGGTGTTTTAAATTCGTCTAAATCTTCTATGTATTTATCTATATTCAAATACCAATCATCATCATCTTCAATATCTTGTAGTAATTTCGTAATTCCTTTCCTTTTATTTTCTTCCTTCCATTGTTTTGAAATATTTTTTGGATACTTTTTGATATAATCAAAGACTTCATCTTTACTATTATATAATAAATCGGAAAAATCTGGTGAATCTAAATCAATATCGTTTATATAAAAATCATATAAAAGTTCATGTGTTTTATCAGACCATACATTAAACTCATCTTTTAAATTCTTATGACTAATATTGTTTTTTGGTGATGTTATGTGTTTTGTAATAACATGTTTAACAATATCGGTATCTGTTGATGGTAAATCAAATAACTGAAGTTGTTTTTCAAAAAGATTGAATTTTGTTATCATATTTGTATATATTAAAATTTTTTTCTATCTAAAAATGTTGTAAATTTGTATTAAATATATCTATTATGATTTACTCAAATTATCGTTACATTTATCCACCAAGACCGGAAAGAAAAATCCCAAAATCCGAATTAAAGGAATATGATAAGGGTGGATTCTTTGATGGTGAATTTCTTGCCGAACCAAAATTCAATGGTAGTTGTGGACCTTTATTTTTTAGTAAAGATGAATTTATTCCAATGAATAGACATAAAGATAAACTCACCACATTTAAATTACAACCATCAGAATTTCGTAACTTATTCCCAAACGAAAAATGGAACGTAATTGTCGGTGAATATATGAATAAGTCAAAGAAAGATGATTCTAATAAGGTATTCAATCATAAATTTGTAATATTTGATATTCTCGTCATTAATGGTGATTATATGTTAGGAAAAACATTCGAACAACGTTGGAATATGTTGTACGATATGTTTAAGGATCAAATCATTGGTGAGAATGAATATAGTTATCAAATAACTGAAAACATTTGGTTAGTTAAAGTTTTCTATACTGATTTTGAATCTATTTGGGAAAAACTCACAAAAATTGATATGATTGAGGGGTTAGTTCTGAAAAAAAGAAACTTTGGTCTTGAACCGGGAATTTCCGAAAAGAATAATACCGCACAAGTTAAAATAAGAAAGCCGACCCTTAATTACCAATACTGATGTTTTTTGACTTTAATAAATGTTGTAAAAATAAATGGATTAATGAATTCTTTCCAAAAAATTAATTTATATATACTATTGTACTAATAAACTGATTTTATATCAGTAACTCAATAGTGTGTAATTGAACATTTCCAAAATGTGTCAAGAAACTAACCCTAACAAGGGATTCAATTAAAGTAGAATCGATACTCACCCGTCCGAAATAGGACACTTAACGGATGATAAAAATACCTGTTAAGAGATAAACTAACAAATCACTTCTTTAATAATTTTTTATGCCTATCCATGTATAAAAAATTTAAAAAACAATCCCTTTAAAATGGAAAATTTAAATTTAAAATGTTGGGGGCAAGTTTTCCCCGTATCCGCGTATGGAAAAGCTGATGGTGTGATAAAAATACATATTCAAGATGGTATAGCACCTTTCAGACTTGATCTGAAAATAAATGGTAATTTTTATCGTTCTGTTGAAAATATTCCTTATGCCGAATTTAATTATGCTACTTATGAACCACCAGACAACATTAATGATTGTAATTGTATAATTGAAGATTTACCACCGGGTAACTATACAGCTCGAATATATGATAGTACCCCACCACCGGAAGGTCCACAGGAAGTTAGAGTAATTGCTGACTGGAATTCTGTGTCACCACCATTTGCAACTCTTAATGGTAGTGTTAATCCATTGGGAACACCAACAACAGTTTCATTTGAATATGGAACCGGAACCACATATGACTATTCTGCAGCTTTTGGAATAGTAAATGGAAATGATACTGTTTTTTGTTCACTACAATTAAGTTCTGGTCAGTATAATAATACATCAGTTCTTGTTCCGGGTACTCTTTATCATTTCAGAATCAAAGCGTTAAATACCGTTGGAACTTCTTATGGTGATGATTTAACTTTTGAAACACCATCCGCTTTACCTATTGCTATAACATTACCAGCAACAAATATTGGATGAATGCCTATTGTGAAAACGTTACCAGCAACAAATATAAAGGGGATTTAATTCCCCTTTATTGTTTCAAAAAATTCCATAGAAAATACAAGTTTAAACGATTCTTCTGTATCTTCAAAATCTATTGGTTGTGAATTATGACAAATATATTTTTCACAAATATAACCTTCCTTTGTAAAAAAGTTAATTATTATTTCACCAAACAAACTCCTCACATAATTTAATTGTCCAGTTTCATTATTCCAATTCAAATCATACCAATCTTTTAAACATCTAAAAACAAATTTATTGTTATCATCATATTCATTTTTTAGAATTGTAAATATTAGATCTGTTATTTTGGGTTGTGGTGGAATTGAACCCCTAACCGTAAACTTATATCTAGGTTTTGGTTGGACATAAGTTGGTTTTTCTATTTGAAAAACATTTTCAATTAATAAATTTTCAACATTATTTAAGGATTTAAAAACGACAGGTAATTTGATTTCAATTTCACAATTTTCCATAGGTTTTTATTTTTATATATTTGAGTAGGCTAGTTTCCACATTTTATAAAAACATTCAATGTTATTTCAACTATAACTGAAAACTAATATAAAATATGAAAACACTAAGTTCAGTATTTCTAGATGAGAATTTCAAGGCAGAACAATTATATCAACAAAACAGAACAAATTATCCGGATGGTATATTCTTTTTTGTAGAAATGAATAAAGTATTTCCTTCTAACAGTTATCTGGGATCTATCAAGATGCCTAATATTGTTAATGTTTTTACGGAAAAATATAAATTAATTCCTGAAAATATTATAGTAGCTGATTATCACGATAAAAAAGATGAAAAATCTTTAATGATTCTAAACTCTTTTACTTTTGTAATTGATAAGGATTTATTAGTTACCAGTCTTAGTGATGGTAATGAAGATATGTATAGTTTTAGATTATATTACTGTCATACAACAAATAAAGAAAGACTTAATGAAGTTACTAGTTTCATTCAGAATCATTATGAACAAACTAAAAATTCTGAAATTGGAATAATTGGTGAAGGTCAGAATGGACTTTTTATTAGATTTTTTAAGGTTAATGTTCCAGATATAAATATCAATGGTTATTACAATGATGATTTCTCTGATATTCATCAGAAAATAATGAGTAAATTAAACGGGAATTCCCATAGTAAAGGTGTTGTTTTATTTCATGGAAAACCCGGAACAGGAAAAACAACATATATTAGATATATTTCATCTTTATTAAATAAAAGAATGATTTTTATTCCACAGGAATTAGCTTATCAAATAGCTAGTCCAAGTTTCTTATCACTTTTAATGGATTTTCCAAATTCAATTCTTATAATGGAAGATGCAGAAAACGTTATAAAGGATAGGTTGGGTGATCAAAACTCACCAGTAGCAAATATATTGAATATTTCGGATGGTTTATTATCAGATTGTTTGAATCTTCAATTAATATGTACATTCAATACTGATATTGGAAAAATCGATAAAGCTTTATTAAGAAAAGGTAGAATTATCACCAAATACGAATTTAAAGAATTAAGACTCGATAAGGCTAACAAACTAGCTAAAGACAAGGGTTTGAAAACTATATTTAAAAAAAGTGTAACACTTGCAGAAATATTCAATTCAGATGAAGATGATTATTTGAACCAATCATCCCCAATAGGATTTAAAATAAAAGACGAAAGATTGGATTCAATGCCTGCCAGTAATTAAATACAACCCGACATTGATAATATATAAAAAATAAAAACAAATACGATGAAAAAATTTGAATTATTAAGAATTAACGATGTTTTGATGAAATCAGTCAATTATAAAAGTCACGAATTTGCTTACGCAATCTATAAGAATAAACAAAAAGTAGATGAAATTTTAATAGAAGTTGATTTTATGAATGATATTGATCCTGAATATGTTGAATATGAAAATAAAAGAATAGAATTGTGTAAAACCACATCTAAAAAGGATCCAACTGGTAGAGAAATTGTTAAAGATGGTCGTTTTGAAATTGGTGATGTAGAAATATTCAAGAATGGAATGGATGAGTTGAGAAAACAATACGAACCATTTATTCAAAAAAGGGATGAACAAATAAATCGTTTCAATATTATTATGCAACAAGAAGTTGAGATGGATTTCGTGAAAGTAGATAAGAAGGATTTACCTGTTGAAATAACAACAGCTACTGAAATGTTTGAATACGGATTTATGATTTCCTAATCAATTTCTTCAATTGATGGATTTAAATCTTTAAGAACTTTATTTATTTCTTCACTTCTCATTATTTTCTTAAATGAGTTGTCTTGATTTTGTAGATTTTGTAGAGTCCAGTCGTTTCCACCGTTAGTTGTATTATAAATATAATTCTTATTTTTATATTTTATTTCTATTTTTTTATTGGTTAATAAATCATAAAAATTTTTCATATCAGAATTAACACTATATAATTCAATTGGTTTCCATTTATCGTTTTCTCTTAATTGAATGAAAACATATTTGGGTTTTTCCAATTCACTTTGTTTATCTTTAAATATAAGGAAATACCTGACATTTAATGAATTCTTCAAAAATGTTTCATATTCTTTTGTACTTTCCAATTCTCCTTTTTTGAATTCTTTTAATTTGTCATTAAAAGTCTTATCATCATATAAATCTTCAATATATTTGAAATCATCGGTATTTACACCAAAGATATTAGATTCCTTCTTTTTTGCACCGATACTGTCCAATAATGTTTTATCGTTGATAATTTTTTCAAATAAGAATTGGCTGTAATTATTCATTATTTAAATTCAATATTTTTTCAACTTCTTCTAATGCCTCTATTAGACCTGCAACACTCCAATTTTGTCCAAAATCAATAGAAATCTCATCAGACATTCTACCATTGCCACCAAAACCTTCTTTACCTAAAAGAGTACCAACATACCATTGTCCCGGTGTTCCACGCCATTCAGAAAGTAATTGTTCTACTTTCAATACAGATTTTAATGGATTTTCAGTATTAACTTTTAAAACCCATCTGTAATCGTATTTTGAATTTTCCGCATAACAAATTGAATCTAAAACAATTTTTTGAGTTTCATTTTCATTTAAGAAATCGTTATAATTTGATATATGTTTCATTTTAGTAACTTTATTTTATCCTATATATAATTTTTTTGTTTTAAGAAATATTCATACCTTTGTATTGTCAAACTAAAAAAACCAAAATGGAAAAATTAACATTGAATTGTCAGCACGATTACATCACCCTTAAAACCCCGAATGGTAACTATACAACAAGTTGGAATGGTGCCAAAGCAAGTGGTAAAATGGGTTATCATCCTACAGCTTTCCGTAATATTGACAGGTATGTAGAAACGGAAAGGAAAACAAGGAAACTTATTGATGTAATGACATCGTTAACAGATCCCAAAATTCTTTCAACCCTTTGGGCTGAATGGGATGAAAAAGTTGAACAGAATATGTTTCTTCCGACTGATAAGGTTGTTTTCACTCAACCTTTCTTTATCAAAAGATACCCCAAAGGTGGTGTTGTAACAAAAGTTGCAAGGAAAAACGTTTACATTCGTCTTTCTGATACGAATGAAGTAATTGGTTTTGATTTTCAGGTTTTAAAAAAGATTTAATGGAAGATGTAAGAGAATTAATCGAAATAAGAAATAGATTGGAAAACAAAATTAACAACTATTTCAAAGGTGGACAAGTGTATACTGGTGATGAAGGATATCAGGATTTACTTGTTAGAGTTGAAGAATTGAATGAAGAAATTGAAGAATTAGCCAATAAGAAGTAATTCTATTTCTTGGTGACAACTGTGGTTGTCTATTCCCCTAATGTTATCCATTGATATTAATTTCCCAGCTAAGAATTGTTCATTCAAATAATTAGCTGGGATATTTCCATGAACATTATTATTGTAATTCTGAACCTTGTTCACCGGAATATTAATTATTCGTGACTTTTCATAACAAATCATATTTGGAATCGGGATGGGTTGCATCGCCATCTGACTTTCCAAATCATTTGGTCCGTTATATCTATGGTTTAAAAAATAGTATTGGATGTTTCTGGTTTCAAATATGTGACCATCTAATGACATTGGGTAGCCAAAGTCACCGGGTTTGCCAAACCAATTAAAAACAACATCCTTATCCATTGGTGGTGATACTTGTTTTAATCTCGCAGGATAACAATAATTCAATCTTGGATGTAATCTCAAAGATAAAGCTAAAATATCTTTTCTTTCGGTAAATATTTTGAATTGTTTATCTTCCAATGAAAAAGGTTCTTTAAAAACATTATCATCAACAAAGAAAACGCTATATTTATCTTTAAAATCAATTATACTAATCAATGATTTTTGGAAATTTTGAACTTCCTGTATCCATTGAATATTTGAATCATTATGAATTGAAATTACTTTTCTGTATCCTTTTTCAAATTCATAATTGGAACTTTTGTATAATATTTTAATTTGATGATCATTAAATTCCTTGAAAAATTCTTTCATTGAACGAATGAATAATTCCAACTGACAAGCTCTATCTTTACTAAAAACAATTATATTCATAACTTATGGGGTTCCGTCTAAAATTCCAGTAAAACAATTTTTTCCTGATGTTCCAGAAGTAACCAGAACATTCCAATCTTCAGTTATTTTACGATTATAGAAATCGTGAATCCAAAATTCAAAATCTGATTTTTCATCAGTTAAAAATCTGATTTTCTTACCTTTTGAATCTGCGTATTCGATTTCACTTCTGGTGGAACTACCTATATATCCACCCACATTAATAACAAATATTTCATCAGCTAAATCAATTTTAGCTTTATGAATTTCATCTAATAAAATCTTATCTTCTGGTAAAATAGGTTCATTATCAACTTGACCAAACAAACCAACTGATATTACAACATTTCCTTGAAGTGTCAACCATTTATTAACATTCAAAAAAAATTCTTTAAACTTTGTGCTTCCACATAATGTAATTACTTTCAATCATTCCGGATTATTTTTTAATAATTCATAAGGTGTATTAAAATCGGAATTCATCAATTTATCGGTTATGTAAAATTCTATTGTATTAATCATCATACCAACACAAAAAGGACCATCAACAAATTCAGAATAAAAAGTACCCTTAATTTCACTTTTTTCATTTACATCATGAAATTTTTTATACGATTCTCCAGATTCTTCTTTATCACAAATAAATGTTCTGATTAAAATTAAAGGATATCCTGTTTTAATAATACTTTCTTTATTCTTTTTATTAAAACCAATCCAAAACCAATGTCCCAGTTCTTTGAAATTATCTCTTTCGTATATTTTCATTTCCATAACACTTTTATATTAAAAATCGAGTAAAGTTTTATATTCTTCTTCTGTTAAAAACCCATCATTAAACCCATCTTTTAATGTCTTTTCGTATTCCACCAAAATTTCATCTGTATTCATTTCTTTTAAAATTTTACCACAATTTTTTGATAAAAATATTCTCTTATCCCAATATATTGATGGTTTTATTTTATTAATACCCAAAGATAATAAGATTCTTGAACGTAATGTAACATTATAAACTGTCAATTCTTTTCCGAATTCTATTTTATCCTTACTTCTTATTACAATTTGAAATGTTACACTTTTAATTTTTCCATTATTGTCATGGGTATTTAAAATCCAGTATTCATTTAGTTCCCTATCATAGAAAACATCATCCATATAAGATGAATCATAAATATCTTTATATGATATGAAATTATTTTTCATATACATCAATATTACCACAAACAGGACGTTTCCAATTGTGTTTTTTACAAATTTCATTTTTCATTCTACCATTAATTTATATTCATCGAACCAATATTTCAAAAATTTAACATCTAATTCTCTATATCCCTTAAAACCATCCACACTGGTTTTCACTTTACCTCTTTTAACTTTAACGATTTTATATTTGTTACCCATCGTATTTATGAACATTTTTACATCATCGAATTCAGCTCTAAATATTATGTATTTAGATTTTTTCAATGTATCCGTAAATTCTTCAAATGTCACTCTTTCTTTACTTATCATTAAAATCAAACTCCAATAATCCCATTATTTTTTCCAGATCCTCGTTATTTTTCAAAATACCTCTAAATATACATTGTCTGTCTTGATTATCTTCCTCAAATATTTCAACATCTTCACCACGAACACTCATTTCGATATAAAAACTATCATCTGTCAAATTAAATTTTTTGTGAATATAATTTATATTGTGTTCACCATACCAAGTAGATTTGACCCAACCTTTCGATGTGATAAATTTTTCACTCAAAGGCATATATTTTTCATAATTTATTTCGTTCATATCAATCTGTATAAGCTTCTGTTACATCATATTCCCAAGTCCTGTCTGCAATTTTTTTAAATGTTTTACATATCGGACTAGCCCAATTCGGTGGATCTTTTCTATAAGATTTGTGTAAAAATTGACAAAAATCCCATATAACATTTTCCGCCCAATCGTTTTCACAATTGTTTTTAATTATATAGTGATATCTGGAATCACCATATCTACCTTGTTGTCCCACATGAAGTGTTTCCACTTCAAAGTTATATATTTTCTTATTTTCCATAATTTAATCCCACCATATTCTTAAAAGGTTTCTATCGACTTCTGTAAATTCATCTGGTTTAGATTGTGCAATAAACAAGAATATTTCTATCAAATTTCTTTTGTTTACCCCATTTATATCTATCCAAACTTCACATCTATCATCAGTATCTTCTTCAACAAATACCTTTGCACCCATATCGATTAATTTGTGTAACCATTCCAATGCATCTATGTTAGATAAATAATTACTACGAAATTCAACACCGTAACCGTATTCATCTTCTATTTTTTCTAATTCTTCAATTAGAATCAAGTTACTTCTATCAAATTTTTTCATATATTATGCATATTATCAAAATCGGAAAATATATAACTTTTTGGAATATCCGGCGTTATTAGGAAAATTTCATCAGCTAACCAAACATTATACGGACTATGTTCCTTTTTTCTCAAACCACGAACATAACAAGGTAGAATGTGTTTATTTTTCACATTTTTGAATTTCTTCAAATATTCCACACTTTCTTTATGACTTGGGATAACATGAAATCCAGAAAGGTATTTTGTACTTCTTTCTGTTGTCCCATCAGTAACCATTTTCTTTTCAGCGACATACCAATTACCAAAATGTAATTCACGAGATCCATTCAACCCATGAAAAAGGGTTTTTATTTTGTATTTCTCTATGTCAACTATTTTAAACCAAACTACTTCTTTCATTGTGAAATAACATTATATGTATTAATAAAAATTTTCCTTTTTACGATCCAAACATCAGACTTATCATCTCTATTTTGACAAATAAAATCACCAATATCAGCTCTTTGAATCTGTCCTTCGGATGTTTGTTCACCCCACTGTCCAATGATATAAAATTCATTATCGGATTCTACAAATGTATGAACATCATTCATTTCAATCAGTCTGGTTATTTCAATACAATTTACAGAATTATCTGGTCTTGGTTCAAACACCATCCAACCATCTTTATCGATTTCGATCAACTGATATTTAGCTAAAAGTTTCTTTGGCATTTGTTGCCAAACATCATTACTTTCCCCGATACAGAGGACAGCACCATCACCCAATGGTTCTTTACCCTCTAATGTATCAATAAGGAATTTACTGGTTACAGATCTATCAACCATTACAGAAAACAATGGTTTTGCTTTAATATTTTTTGTTTTCTTTGCAACTTTCCAGTTGGTAATTTCTTCTACCTTTATTCTTTTCATAATATTGTTAAATTATTTTGTTTAATTACTCTTTTAATTTCTTCATTATTAAGAAGTTCCCACCTGTCAATAACAACAGGTAAATCTTTAAGGGTTTCTAAAATGGTTAACATTTTTTCTTGATCTTTAGCTCTGAACAAAGTAACTTTAGATTTGTCAAATTTATATTCAACAAACATTGAATCAATGACAACTATCATCGGGACTTTTAAATGTTCGATTAAAAATTGAACTTTTTCACTTTTCATAATATGTTTATTTGGTTGTTTCAATTCTATTGTTACATCCTTTTTTCATATCCTTTGGTAAATCTTTCATTTGCCATTCATCCAACCATAAAACTTTACCACATTTTTTACACACCCAACCAGTTAAGTGTTGTTTCTTAATAATTGTTTCGTTATTTAACGAATGTTTTTCTGTAATTTCAACATCATCGATTACTGGTTTTTCCATATCGAAATCGTGATTGTTACTTCCGAATAAATTCATAATATTAATTTTTAAATTGTGTAATTCTTACGTGTTTCTTTTATTTGTTTTTTAGTTAGATCAGAAACTATTTCAAAATAATTTGAAAATTCATTAAAATTCATAAAAGTTTTATAACTATAATTCCTTTCATCCATAACAAATATCCAAGAATGATATTCATCCGGTTTTACAAAATATTCAACTCTATAAAAATTATTTAATTTCCAATCTCTATTGTTTGAACTAAATTTATCATCAATACATTTACAATAAAATTCTTTTTTCTTTCCTGTTATCATAATAAATATTTTTTAACTGTATCTGGATCTAATTTCATTAAATTTCTAATAGCTGAACTACTGATGTGCTCATATTGTTTATCACAAAATATGTTTATTATTTTAATATCTGGTTTCATATCCTGTAAATATTGAAATTGTGTCATTTCATATTGTAAATCTGTTGAATTACGGAGTCCTCTAATAAGAGTGGTGTCGTAACCCAATTTTTCCATGAACGTTGTAAGGAACCCATCAAAATGTTCAATTTGATGATATTTTAATATTCTTGGTAATTCGTATTCGTTTTTGGATTTTTCGGGATTTGTTCCTCTAGCAATAATAACTTTGTCGAATATTTTTTCGGCTTTTTCAAGAATATTATAGTGACCTTTGTGAAAAGGTCCAAAAGTTCCGGCATAAACACCGATATTTGGTGTCCAATTCAAAATGTATTCAATAACATATTTTACATTTTTATTTATATCAATGTATTGATTAAGAAATTCTATTATCTTAACTTTCCATTTTAAAACATCTGTGAATTGTTGTTCTTTAAATAACAATTTTGTATTTCTTAATATTTCGGTAAAACTACCATAATACAAATTATATCTGTCATATTCCTTAATAAATTTTCCAGAAAGGGGTGATTGTGGTCCATTTTGGGTATCCATAATACAACAACAAACATCTTCAAAACAATTTCTAACCATTTTATTCATGTAATAACCAACGGAATTACTTTCATTGGTGTTAAAATATGGTCTTTCTGGATTATAAATTAAATTAGGTTCGTAAATTATATCATGGAATATAATAGTAAGAAATAATTTATCATCATCCCATTCATCATTTTGTATTAATCTTTCGATAAGTTCGTTTAAATGATTCATTCCATGATAAAAACGATGGGGTTCACTCCATCTTTTGAAAATATCATCAACATCATCATTCGAATTAATTCCTAAACTTATAAGTCTATTTCTGATTTTATTCTTTACTTCGTCTGTCATAAATTAACGAGTTTATCATCAACAACATCATTTTGTTCACTATCTCTTAATTCTTCAACCAATATAACTTTTCTACTTGGGCAATCTGCTGAATGGTGTCTTTCTTGTACTATGTAAGATATTCCTTCGTTGTGAATTACATCACCAACAAATGGAACTGTAAAATCATGATACCTAGCTACTTCTTCACCATCATAAATTTCATTTCTGACATCATTTCCATCCTTATCCTTATGTGTCATTTGTTTGATATCAATCAAAATTATTTCATAATTCCTATTAAACATATTTACTTTTCATTTTTTTCAAAATCGAATGTTTCAATTCCGTTTTCAATGGATGATTGTTTTATTGACAATAAAAGATTATCACCAAAATCATTTGATGAACCAAAAAATCTGGAGATTATTTCTGATTCTTTTTCTGTAATTCTTTCAAAGGATATTTCTTGAAGTAAGTCTTTTCCATTTTCGTAATCAACAGTTTCATTAAACCCAATATCAACCGATATAGTATAATTGAATTTTCTCAAAAAACATTTCATATATGTTACAAAATTCTGTTCCATTATAACAAAACCATCAACATCTATTTCGTCGTTCCAGTTTCCAGAATATAACATTAATACTTTCATAACGAACTATTAATTTGAGGAAAGTAAAGTTGGAAAGTGATTGTTTCTCTATCAACAATTTTGTAAAAAACATTTCCCCACCCTTCTTCCAAATATCTACGTTTAACTTCATTCAAAACCACTGGGTTATAATCATAATTTCTTATAGATATAATAATAAAGGTAGAACCAGATGTGTGATCGTATTCTTTCAATGAAATTTTTTTCATTAAATCATCTAACAACGTGTTTAATTGATTACTATAAAGATCTTCAATCACACTAACTGGTCCTATCGGTTTTCTAACATCATCCATATATCTATATAGTTTTTTCTAAAAGGTATAAAACTTAATATAGTAAATGTTTATTAAATAAAAAAATTAATCATTCATCAATTCAAATGGTCTTTTAACTTTTTTCTTTACCAAAGACCTACCTTTTTTGATTTGTGACTTGATAGTTGATAGATTTGTGGTTGTTACATAGACAATGTGACAAGAACTACTTGAAATTACATCAAATTCATCCTGTGGCAAACGTTCCCACTTTATATCTTGTCTGACTATGGTTAATTCACAACCCGGTTCCACAACTCTTATAAACTCATCTTTCTTATTTGAAGATACAAATTTAACTTCAACGTTTCCAGAACCAATATTTTCAATATACAAAGAGAAAAAGTCTTCGGGTGTTGTCAATTTGGTTTTATCTCCATTCATAAGAGATGATTTCGTAGTTTTACGAATAGAATCAGCTATATCCTTGTAATGCATTTTTTCAACTTCCCTCATTAACATTACAGTTCTATATTTGGAAGGTAGAGTATGTATTGTATTTTTAATGATTTCACATTTCCTTACATTTTCATCGTGAATCTCATTTTCTTTATCACCAGTATCATATTCAATAATATTTATAATACCCGGTGTGTCATCAATTTCTGCATCAATTGATACAGAATCAATTCTCATTGAATCCTTATAATCTTTGATTACCAAATTTTTTGCTATTTGTGTTAACCATGTAATTAATTGTGATTTTTCAGAATCGTACGTGTCAATTTTTTCTAAACCCTGTATAAAAGCTCTATGTGAATATTCTTCCGCTTTTTCTACATTCTTAGTCATCCTACTAGCTAAATACCAAGTTAATTTTGGCATGAATTCTTTATAACATCTGTTAAAATCCATGCCTGTTCTTTCCTTAAATTTAATTTCTAATAGATTTTCGTTCCTCATAAATTTCCCTTTCTTTTGTTATTTTTTATTTTTCTTCACTTCATCTTTATAAGATTCGTAAAGTTCAATTGTATCATTAGCCACCGTTTTATAATCACCCTTTCCCAATTGTATCCATTCACCATTTATACATTTCTTATATGAATTATCTGAAACCCAATCAACAAATTTTATCATATTCGGTAATGATATATTTTCCATATTAATTTATTTTTTCAATCATTTAATTATAATATAATAAAAATTTTTGACATAACAAAATTTATCTGTAAAGATTTTTAATATATATCATCAAATATCATCAATCTATACATGAATAAAATTGACAAATTCAAAGAATTTAAAAAGAAGTATCAATATATTTCCAAACATAATAAATTTGTAAAAAAATGTGGATTTGATTCAACCATTTTAGATATTAAAGTGATACCGATTGTAACGATATATAAGTTTTTTAAAAATCTCATCGTTAGAGATAATACACAATTAAGTGATGATAACCTTATTTTATTAATCATTTATATTTTAGCTGACAAGTTTAAATTAGACTTTAAAAAGACAAATTTGTTACATGACAATCTGGAACACGAAATTCCAAACTTTAAAATTCTCAAAAAGAGATTTTCTCTGTCACTTGACAATTTGTTGATTATAAGTAATATAGTATATAAGGATATTGATGTTATTAATAATTTCGATAAATTTTTGAATTTAGTTGATATATATAAAATCATAGACGGTGTAAATTTATTCTCAACAGAGCACAATATTGGTCTTAAAGAGTTTTCATTTATTATATACAATAAAAAAGAAAATGTTTTAAAAAATATTATTAAATATTTAAAAATAAATAATTATCAATGAAATATTTAATGACATTTGAAGCATTAATTGGTAATAAATATTTTCTTAATTCCAGAAATAATTTAATTGGATTAGATTTCAATGAAATGAGAAAAAATGTTTCTAATAGACATATAATATATGGTGGAGATTGGAATTATGAAAACGGCTATTTATTTAGAATCTATAATAAATTATCAAGTAGAAAAAGTGGAAAATTAGATATAATTTCCCCTGATACTAATTATATTTATCAAATAACAAAACCTTTAAATATTTTTAAATTCGATAAATACCATTTTAAAAAGCTATCAGAAAAATGTCCAGATTGGATACAAAAAGTTAAAAAATATTTTGATTTAAAAGATGAAAATATTGATGATTTAATTGATAATTTGATAAACTATATTTATAAATTAGATAATTATGGTAGTGTGAATCAAAATTCATTTTTTGAATCATTGGTTATGGATGAAAACGATATGGATATTTTTGCAAAAACATACGATGGAATAGAAATACCTAAATATTATAAAAAAGAAAAATATGATTCGGAAGTTTATGTTTTCTATCACGTTTTAAAAGATTTGAAAATAATAGGTGGAACAGAAAAATTATTAGCTAGAAAATCCGATGTTGATATCGAAATACCAAATTATGTTATAGAAGAATTGATTAGATATACAAATGATGCTGGTAAGAAAATAAACCCATATGTTAAAAAATGGTTGAAAGAAAATGCACCAAAACCACCAATCGGAACAAGATTATATAGATCTTTCAAATTAGATTTAAGTGATTGGGGATCATATGATAAAGATAAAACTTGGGGAAAAGATAAAAAACCAACTGACGCTTTGGTTCATTATCCTGAAAAATTGAAAAAATATCTATTCCGTTTAACCGGTTTAAAAGAATTAACTGACTTTAAAAGATTCGGTGAAATTATTGTCAAAAGAGGAAAAGAAAGTAGTTGGACTTACAACGCACAAGTTTCTAAACCTTTCGCAGAATATATGGCATCATCATCAATTAATGTTTTAGTAAAATACGACACGAAACAAGATGATGTTGTGATTGATTTTACTCTGATACCGGAAAAATATAAAAAGGATTTTAAATATAAAAATCAAAATGAAGTAATTCTGGAAACTAGTTCATACAAGGGAACTATCCAAGAAATATGGTTGGATGATAAATTTATAGAATGGTTAAAAGAAAATGGATATAAATTTAATAATAGAATAGGGATATACAAATGATAACAAATTTCAAAATATTTGAGAATAATAATCAACTTATTCTATTTAGAGGAGTTGGTAATAATATAAATCAAATAGATAAAGAAAAGGGGTGACAAGTTGTCACCTTTTTTTATGCTTCTTTTTTCCCTTCTTTCAATAATGACTTTTGTATTTCTTGTTGGGTCATCCAAGTATCTTCTTTCCAATATTCACAAGTATTTTCGTGAACATTTTCTATGATTAGTCTAGTTACTGAACATCTGCTGTTTACTAGTCTCAATCTAATGCAGTGGTAACAATCTTTTTTCATCATGACAAAAGTTATTATTTTTTGAATATCTACATAGATAGTATTAATTTATTTTTATTTTACGATGTTATATATTTAGGAAACCAACCCGTTTTTTTCATTTGTAGAAATTAATATATAATGAAAAATAACAATAGTTTCTATGTATTTGATAACGGATTTTAAACTATTTGAGAATAAGATGTTTGGTGTTAATGATTTAGATTACATTGATAGTTTTACCGAAATTTTTAATGTGTTTTCACAAATGAAAGATTTCAAACTCATAGATGAAAATGGTAAATTAATAGTTGACATTGATTCCATAGGTACAAAAGTACCAGAATTTGATGATATGTTTGATACTGAAGATGAATACTATGAAATGTTATTTATTGTCAAAGACATAATAGATAAATATTACAAAAAAATATAAAGTCTGATGAAGTATTTAAAAAATATTGATCAATTTCTGATGGATGAAAATTTTGTAGGAAGAACAATAATAGATATTTTTGAACATGCAGCTGAGATTTTAAATTATTTCAGGACAAATCAATATCACAAAACGAAAGATGGATTGAAAAACGCTTTATCAGATTGGATGGATAATGAATTCTATACGATGGATGATAGATCAAAAATAGAACCTTTTTTAGATAAGTATTTAAAAGTCATTTAAAAATTAATATATACTTAAAAAATAATAAATTAAATATGCCAGTAATAGATAACCCAACAGTAAGAGCTTATGATGATCCTCGTCACATTAATTCTGTATATTTTTCCGATTTGCCACTTAGAGCTGATGACGCATCAATTGCACAATATTGTACTCAAAATAGTATAACATTAGTCAGTTATTTAAGGGATCCGGCGGAAGGTTCAAGATTTTCAAATGATGGTGGTAGATTGTATAACTATTGGGACACCGTAACAAGTTTATGGATGAATAAATTTGGTTATGAGCCAGTTGTTGTGGAATTAACATACTCGTAATATGATACTTAATTATAACGATTTTCTTAAAGAAGATAGAAACTTTAATGATCTTCGATATAGTAACATGGAACAAGAATTTGAACCATCTGTTACTGTATTACAAAAATCGTATTATGAAGAATTGGATAAATTATATCATTCTAATATTCAAAAATATAGATTGATATTGGATATATTAAAATCAAATAAGGAAGTGAATGATAGAATTGGTAAAAAAACACCTTTTTCTTTTTTCAAAAGTCTAATAAATCTACCAGAAAATAGATTAAGATTGATTTTAAAGACATGGAAAGAATTGAAAGAAGATGATTGGTATTTACCAGAAGTTAAAAAGAAATAAATTAATTATGAAAAAATTTAAAGATTTTATTTTGGAATCAACCGATACTGATGATAGAGGAGAAATGACAAGTGATCGTTATCTAAAAGTAAGACGATTTGAATTTAAATTTAATGGTGTCATTGATAAAAATGGTTTCGTAAAAAATTTATCCGATGATTTATTGAAAATTAAAGAGAAATTAGGAATAGAAATAAATTTTAATCCAAATGATGTAGTATATAATTATTTTGATCATCAATATAATACATCACATGGAAAAATAATGAAAGGTTCTAGTGCTGAAGTTAAATTAGATACAAGAGATCTTAAATTGAAAGATTTATGGGCTGTACAAGAAATACTTGAAAGAGTTCGTTATTTTTCGGTTTCATTTGAAAAATAAATAGATCCATCAACTTCATTTCCAAATACATCCCAATTATCTCTTTTATTTCTAGCAAACAATTCAAGTTTGTCACCGTTTGTAACCTTTTCTATAAGATTATAAGTTTCAATAGGTTTTTTAGAATGTGAATCTCTTCTAGACATTATAATATTTGGGGATCTCAAGTTCGGTGGAATTTTAAATTTTCCTTTTGTTGCAAATAGAATATGTTCGGTTGAACCACGAAAATAAAATCCCATTCCATTGTTTATTGGTTTACCAGAATTATCAATTTTAACCCAAGTTATCATTGTTTGGTATTTGAAACCCCAAGATTTGACAACTTCAAAACCCAATTGTATTTTTGGATTTGTAACCCATAAAAATAAACATGAATCATCTTTGGATATTTCATTTATAGGTAATGAACAAATATCTTCGATACTCATTGTTTGGTAATGACTTTGTGGATTTCCACCACGATGTTCCTTTTTCCTTTCTTTCATTTTGCCATAATCCCAAGGTGGGTCGGCATAAATAACATCATATTTTTTATTTTGAATCATTATCCTTTTTCATTTTATTCAAAAAATCACCTAATTGTCCTAATACATTAGTCAGATTTTCATGAACACTATCACCAATTTTTCCCCCAGCTGACAACCCATTCTTCTGCATTATTTTCATAAACAAATCAATCTTTTCTTGTGCTGAAGCTTTTTCAAAATCGAAATCTGCATATTCTGGGTTTGATTCTTTGAATTTATTATAAAGACAATTATCTTCACAATCCATTCCGAATGAAGAAGTTTTTTTAAGTGGTTTGCCACAAATGGGGCATTTTAACCCCAATCCTTTAAAAAGTAAATTATCGAACATATTTTTTTGTTTTTTTAATGTAATTTATTATCAATGGTACGACATATGTATAAAACATATACAACCACACAAGGCTGGTTGATATTAAAATAAATATCAATAAAATTACCATCATACCAAATCAACAGAATTTAATGGTAATTCAAAAAAAGGAGAACCTGTTTCATCACAAAAAGCTTTTCCATTTGGTGAAATACAACCATATGTATAATTAGTATATTCGTATACCATATCACCTTTTTTTAAATCATTATCTAACCAATGACATTCTTTGGTTGTTACATCTCTTGTTAATACAAATTTTTTCATAATTTTATTTATTTTTTAGCCCAATCTTCATGTAATTTTACAGCATTATTACAAATGCAAAATCTTCCTATACATAAAATCCAATAGTCGGGAAACTTTTGATAATCGAAAAATAACCATTTCCCATCCATAAACTTTACAATAACAAAATTGGTTCTACCAATTAACCAATATTTTTTTCTTTTCATTCTGATAATATAAAGTTACACTTTAAATTTACATGTTTATTTAAAGTATATTATATCCCATTTTCCATCATGTGTTTCAGATAATGCTGAAAAATTCTCAACAAAATCACCACTATTCATATAAGACTTACCTTTAATTGTTTTAATTTCAGGTAAATGTATATGACCACAAATAACACCATCAACAGTTAAACGTTTACACAATGTTTTAATTTTATTCTTATAACTACTTACTATCTTCAATAAACTTTTAACGATGGAACGACTAGAATCTGTCAAAGCATAATATTCCAACTCTTTTTTAAGTGGTTTATTTTTCTTAAAAACGTGACCAGTGTGTACCTTTTGTAAGTGATTACAAAAAGTTATTACTTGTTTAATGAATCTTTCTATAATAGGTGTATCTGAAACAAAATTATTGAAAATAAGTTTATGTCCATGTGATATAAAATGTAATTTTTTATTGAAATCAACATAATCATAATTATTTCGTATAATCAAATTATGATTAGTAGGTAAATACTTTTTTAAATCGAAATCGTGATTACCAGTTATAAATATGACTTTTCCTTTTACTATTTCCAAAATATCAAAAAGACAATCCACATTTATTTCAGAACCAATGGTTTTAAGGTATTTAATATCAATTATATCACCATTCAAAATTAAAATATCTGCACTATTCTGTTTAAGAAAGTCGTACAATTTTTCAACATTGGATTCTTCACTACCAATGTGAGTATCTGATACTATTAAAGTCCTATATTTATTCATTTCAATTAAGATAATAAATATTTTCAGAATAAAAAAACTTTCCCTCAATTTTTCTTTAAAAAGGGAAAATTAATCTTACTGAATATGATATGGAATTTTTCAAAAGAAGTTGAGCCAAATTTTTGTGAAAGACAATATTTTAAAAGGGTGGCAGAAAAATTATCACCACATTTTGATGATAGTTACAATTTAATTATATCTTGTTGTTACGATGAAACATTAGAACTATACAATAAAGATAAAAAAAATATCGTCATATATTTAAGTGATGAATATGGTATTTTCAAAAGTTGGTTTAATAAAGTTGATTTGGTATTCAGAACATATCCCAGAAAAGGATTTTTTGATAATCTGAAAATATTCCCTATTCCACTTGGTTTAGTAATGCCTGATTTTGTAACTTATGAATTGGAAAAACCAAAAAAGAAATTGAGTGAAAGAAAATACGATTACTTTTATAGTGGACAACCATCACCCAATAGAACACAATTTGTCAATCAAATAAAAAATGTTGTTAAACAATTACCAGAATTAAATGGTATAATAAGAGAAACAACTAGTTTTAGAACTGGTTATCCCATAGACGAATATTTTCAAATATTAAATGATACAAAAATATCATTTGTCCCTTTGGGTAAAGTTATACCAGAAAGTTTTCGTTTTATGGAATCGTTTGAATCTGAATGTGTTGTAGTAACAGATTTTCCATTAAATATGAATAAAGATATTTGGTATTATAGAGAATGTCCCGCTTATGTAATTAATTTTTATTCACAAATCACACCGGATTTAATTAAAAACATATTACAAAATATAGATTCCAATCAAGAAAAAAGTATAAAATATTACAATGATAAATTATCAACAGATGCTACATGTAAATTCATCATTGATACAATAAATAAGAAATTTGCATGATGAAAAGGGGTGTAGGATTTTTCTGTCCTGAGAATTATCTTTATTTGAGTAATGTTCCTTTCGTAGAATATAATGGTAAACAATTAAAAGCTTCAAATTTATTAAATATTATAAATGATATTATAATAAAATTTCAGTTAAACACCGATGATGACTACGATGTAGATGATTATAAATTTAATTTATACAGTAGAATATTAAGAAGTAGATATGGTAAATTCTATAAATATTACATAGATTATTTGGTTGAAACAAATTTTATGAAAATGACATCCAACTATTATGTTGGTAAAAAATCCAAAACTTATGTTTTGAATTGGTTTGATTTGGAGAAGATTAAAAGGGTAAAAGTTTATGATAACATAATAAATAAAAGGATAAACAAAGATTATTTAAGAAATATTCTTTATAATGATAGTCCTATTAATATTGATTTAAGAAAAAGATTAGTTGAAGATTTATATAGTGTTACTATAAATAGTGAAAAGTCATTAGAACTCATAAAGACATTAAAAGATGATAATCAACTTACAAAAGAGAAATATTTTAAAAATTATTACTCTATAAATAATGTTAAAGATTGTCATTTATATTTCATTTTTGATGATTATGGTAGATTTCATACGAATTTTACAGTTTTGAAAAAAGAGATAAGAAAAAACTATCTTAAAATAAACGGTGAAAATGTAGAAGAGATAGATTTACCCAATTCACAACCATTCTTCTTATCAAGAATATTAAGAGATGTAATGGATATTTCGGATCCGGAATTAAAATTATTTACAGAATTAGTAGAGGGTGGAATGTTTTATGACTATATAATATATCACAATCCTGAATATTTTGATGGTAAAAATGATAGAGTTAATGCTAAAAAATTAACATATAAAGTTCTTTTTGGTCATAATGGTGTGAAATCGATTCAAAGTTTAATATTTAAAAAATTATTTCCTAAAATATTTGACCATATCTTACTTTTTAAGAAAGATAATTATAAGAATTTGTGTTATAAATTAATGAGAATGGAAAGTGATTTTGTTTTTGGAAAAGTTGTTCCGGATATTTACAAACAAATAAAAGGTATTAGAATTTTTACAGTTCACGACTCAATATCTTTTCAAGCTAGATATAAAGATAAGATAAAACAAATATTCGATTATCATTTTAAAAATAGTTAAAATAAAAAACCCCAGATTACTGGGGTTTTCTTTTTTATTCTTCAGCATCTTCATCATCCGGAAATGTAATTGGTATAAAGTAATCACCACCACCTATATTTTCAGCAATATAATCACTATAATTAATCCCTGTTCCAGAAGTTCCAGAAGTTCCAGATATACCCGAAGAACCACTATAACTATAATTACTATAAACTGACATTTTGAATGATGATTTCCAATTCCATTCATCATTGACAAGTTGATTGAATTCGTGTTGTTCTAATTCTAAAATTTCATCAACTGACATTTCAACCATTTTAATTACCAAATCATAATCCTTTTCGTGACATTGTGGTTTGGATAAATCAAAATCCAGATTGAATTTTTTACCACCGACTATTTTCTGTAATTCCTTGTTAAGTAAATCGGCCGCTTTAACCCTGTAAGCTTTAATTGATTCTTTGTACTCGTCTTTGTGCTTCTTCCTGTTTTCGACAAGAATTCTCAAAAGTTCATCTTTGTTCACTCTTACTGTTTTCATAATAAATTGTTATTTTTTTTGTAAAAATGAGCATTTTAAATTCTTTATTAGAGCAATTCTAATATTATTTTTAACGATGTTCAGAAATTATATATTATAACAATTCGGGTCAAAACTTAATTACACCAATCAAATCTTAATTCACCATTTGGGAATAAAGTTTGTTTAGTTTCATCATATATTGGTTCTGGTAAATTAAATAGTGGAGATAAGTCTGTATCCCTTTTATCATTATTATCCCTAATTACCCAATAGGATACGTTATTTAATCCAATCTCGTCAAGATGACATATCATATCTTTTAATTGATCTGGGGTGTTTATACCATCTTTAAACAAGGGAATATTTATTCTGATGATTAGATTAGTAATCTTTTCGATTTCTTTAATTTCTTCCATTGTTGGTGGAAGTTCTTTTGAATGTAAAGTTGATTGAGATATTTTTGGATTTATATTATGAACAGTTACATATAAGTGTGTAAGTCCCATATTTTTCCAATCTTTCAATAATTCGATAGAATCTTTTAATAAAATCCCATTCGTATATAATTTTATTTTTCTTATTTTAAATTCTCTTATTGTATGTAAAGTTCTATATATATTACTTGGTTGTAACAATGGTTCACCCCCACCGGAAATAGATAATTCTTCAATGGTATCTTTATTATCTTTTACAATTGATTTAAACAAATCAAATTTGAAAGAATTTTGTGTTCTGTGTTGTTTTCCCGCACAGAATGAACAACTGGCATTACAACCTTTATTACATACCAGTACACCTAACTTTTTTATCATTTTTATAAATTAGAAAAATATGACTTTTTTACTTTAATACGAAACATGATCGTGATGAAAACGCTGCCAAAAATATAAAAAATTTTGGGTTGAGTAACCAACCCAGCATCACTCAAAGTGAATGGTTACATTGTGCTTGTGATGTAGAAACTACTAATTAGTAATGGTTCACCCCAGTTGACATATAGCACCTTCTTTAATCCATGAATAATAAACTCCACCATCTTGTAAAACAACTAATTGCCTTACGAAATCTTTTTTTGGATCGTGTTTTGTTACATAATCAGTAAGACGAACAATCTTTCCATTCAAATCATATACACCACCACCCCATTCATGTGAATGACATAATTTTCCATTTTTGTGTAACCATCTCCATATTTTATATTGATTCAATTTTGATGGTGTAAATTCATTTCTTGTACCATCTGGATTTCCAACTGTCCAAGCTGTAATATTATTATATCCATAATCAAATAAAGTATTTAGTGTATGTTGAAATAGAAAAGGGGTATCAATTCCACCTTTTCTCAATAATATAGTAGCCCTTACACCTAGTCCATGTTTTTTTATATTATTACGAATTGTTTTGAATGATGGGTATTCTCTAATACCATAAATTTTAGCTTGTTCCCATTCAAAATAATGGTGAATAGAAATCACAATGTTTGTTAATCCTAATTCTTTCCATATTGGTATCCATTTATCACAAAATGTTTCATCAGCAAAAAGAATACCATTGGTGAACATATTTACGTTAGGAAAATATGCACCATCCTTAACACATTTTTGATATACTTTTAGAGCTTCTGTTACAGATTCCGGGTCACAAGTTGGTTCACCAGCGGATGTTAAAGATAAACTCCAACCACCATATTTTGATGATAATTTGATAGCGAATTCAAGATTTTTTATGTTTGTTTGATGAAGAATATCATCTCTTTTACCTCTTCCGAGGGTTTTTCCTGAACAGAATGGACAATTACCATTACATGAACCATTACCAATTACTGCGGATACGCTATAGATTTTTTCTATACATGCCATAAATCAATTATTTCTTCTATTGTATAAGAAATTAATCAACTTGTTTTAGGACTTTGAATAAACTTTTTTATAATATTCATCGGAATTGAATATATCTACTATTTCAACGGTTCTATTTTTTGGTTGTACTATCACTTCCAATTCCCCCGGAAAAACCAATTCACTATTTAAGAATTTATGATTTTCTACCCAATTTGTATCTAATAATATTTCTGATGAATCGAACTTGTGTTTTAGAACAATACCTATTTCATTTTCTTTCATTGTTCTCATATCATCCAAACCTTTTTTACCACTAGCAAAAGATCTAGCTACACTTGGGTCTAAAGACCAACTTGGTTTATTACATTTAATAGTATCACCTATTTTAATTTCACCATTTTTAATTTTAACACAAATATCTTTGTTGAAATAATCTTCATAATCTGGAGCATAACATTTCAAATTTAAACCTCTATATAAAATTAAAGAATCAACAACGGGCATTAAATCACCCTTTAATCCTAGAAATTTATTCATTTTAACCCACCATCCTACAGTTCCTCTTTGATATTTAGACCACCAATTTCTTATATCATAATAATCTGTATTTTGTAATGTATAATGAATATCCTTTTTTGTTTCTCTTTCAAATCTTCTAGAAAATAATTCTTCTGGTATTCTAGAAATAGGATAATTTTTGGTATCATATTTTTTTAAAGGTTGATTATCATAATTTAACCATTCATCTCTTGTCTTTGGAACTTTAAAAAAAGAAAATAATTCATTGTAACCATTTTTTGTCATTTTCCATTTTCCATTAACGAATTCAGCGTAACCATTTTCATTTAAATATTTAACAGCTTCACCGAAAGTGACACCCATTCGATTATCTTTTATCCAATTTTTTTCATCCATTCCATCATTATCTTCATAAATATATAACATTTCCAACCAAGCCATTATTCTGACAAGTTTTTCATCGTAATCATTATTTTCTTTTATGTATTGAATAAATTTTGTTATCATTCGGTTGTTATTCCATCAAATTTTTCTTTACTTTTGGAAGCTTCAGATTTTGTTCCGAATGTTATTCCGTCTTTATGATTGGGTGGTGTATATATTGTATATATCTTTAAATCTGATTTTCCTGTATTTATTATATTATGTGTACTACCACATGGGATTATTAAAACATCACCATTACCTACTATGTATTCATTTTCATTAATAATACATTTACCTTCTCCAGCTTCAAATCTAAAAAATTGATCAACATTTGCATGTGTTTCTTTACCGATATCTTCACCGGGTTTTAGACTCATCAAAACAAGTTGCATATGTTTACTTGTATATAATACTTTTCTAAAGTTATCATTTTTCAAAGTATCATTTTCTATGTTACTTGTGAAACCTTTTTGTTCCTGTTTCTTTACATTAAAATTTTCAAATGTTTTTAGATTTTTCATTTTCATTATTTGTTTTTTAATTTTTTTACTCTGAAATTTTTAGTTTACCATTTCTGATTACATAATCCAAATGTATGTGTGCACTATTAGACTGTGTTCCATTATAGAATTGAATTTCATCTGGAAATAAAATATCAGCCTTTTTATGAATCCCCTCACCTTCAGTTTTAACCACTTTCCCTTTACCGAATCTGGTATGTGTGACATTAGTATCCGGAATAATCTGATTAATGATATCGAGAATTTCAGAATCGGTATATTCTTTCTGTTTCTGTTGTGTGTCGTTATTTTTTAATTCATTATCTTTTTTTAATTTTTGTTGTACTTTTTTTCCACTAAAAACATTTGCTACATTTTTTACTCTTTCAAAATCATCAAATTTACTGAAAACATTTGTCACAATATCACCCCACAAACTACGAACATAAGATACATCGACATCAGATATATAAGACACCATTTCTGGTGTCACTCTTCCACCATTGTATTCTTTTTTCAATTCAAGATATATATCTTTCAAAGAATTTAATAATTCACCGGATTTTTCCGCTTTCTTAATATGATGAGTAGTTTCATCATTGGTTACATCCAATTTTTGTTTTTTTAAACCTTTTTTTCTTATATTACCATACATATCATAATGAACATTAAGAGTTTCTATCTCACTTATAGACTCTTTTGAAATAGTCCCCCTTGGAATTCCAAATATTGTTATTGATACATAATAAGATGGTGATGTTTTAGATTGGGGATAATTTAATCTTCCTTCTAATTGTATAGTTTCACAATTATTATTTCTCCAAACAAAATTTTTGTACCATTTAGATCCACTACTACATTGAAATAAAGCGATAATTATCATTCCTTTATTACCCTCAATTGATGCTTTCTCTATGAATTTTCTTTGTGACCTATCATATGGTGATGCTAACCATCCAAATTTACCATATTTATGCCATTCTTGTTTCAAACTATTTTCTCTTAAAGGAGGATCTATCCCAATAGATCCATTTAAAGTGAACCCTTTTGGGAATTTTATATTATTTTCATTACAACACAAGTCTACAGTTTGACTATCTTCCCATCCTATTTCAGGTCTTAATATATCTTTCAATTTATTTATAAACCATAATGGAGTAGGATAATCGTTAACATCCGATGTTTCTCTTTTAACTATATTACTTTTTGTTAAAATTTTCCCTTTAGTATATAAACTAGAATCAAAATCTTCAAATAAAATTAAATTATTCATGAATTACTTTCTTGTTTTTTATTATATATTATTTTTTAAAATAGAGAACAACGTTTTTAATATATAAAAATAAAAACCAAGAATAATGGATCAAGTAAATTCATTCGTATCATTAGCCGAAAAAGTAACCGTTTTGAATAAGAATTATGTGGAAGTTCTTACAAAGATTAACGATTTGGTTGCTTCAGAACAATCAACAGTTAAAATAAATTATGATAATAACGGTGTAACCAATTCATATTCACTACCAACCGTAGGAAGTTTAAAAACACAAATTGATGTTTTAAATCAAAATATTAAACGTTTATCATCAATAGATGGTTTCACTTTTATAAAGGAAGGTCAGAGTATTAAAAAAATTATGACAAGTGATTTGAATAGAGAACCAGTCCCTATTCAAAATGTAAATAGTGTTTCAACTTTTTCACCGATAAATAATAGTTTTTTTGAATCACTAATGAATCCTATGCTTGCTGTTACATTGGATTTAACAAATAAAATAACTCATAATGTTGACAAAATTTTATCTCGTAGATATATTATTGAATTTGAAAAAAATAATGATGGATCACTAACAGCGAATGGTACTTTATCATACAATGATTTTGTTTCAAATTGGTTAAATAGAAATGATATTAATATCAATGATTTTGAAGCTTGGTTATATAATCCATCAAATATTGGTATTATGGTAGATGTTGTATCACCATATGATGAACAAATATTTGATTTAAAAGTAAAAGAATTAAAATATTATGGAACTTTTACTGTTATAAAAACAGAAATTGATGATATAAATAATAAAATTTGGTATCATCTTACAGATTTAAAATATTATGGAAAAGATGGAACAATTAACACCTTAACGACTGGTGACGAATTAATTATAAACGCTTTAAATAGTTCAACCAGATACAAAGTTGTTGAAGTAAATACCGATTATTCCAATAACAAAGTAAGATTGGAATTGATTGAAGGGTATGATCCTATTACTGTTGGTACTAATGTTTTGAAATATTACAGTAGTATCGCTGATGATAAAAAAGTTCAGATTACAGTAGGTTTTGATGAATTCAATATAGTATTTGTAAAACCGATAAATACTGATAATAATGTTATTGGTTCTTTATGGTCAAAGGGAATGTCTTATTTCACAAATGATTTAGTTTTAGATACGGATAGTAATATAAATCTAGCAAATTATTATATTGAAACTGTTTATGATTATGGTGAAGTTTTGAAAGATATGGTTTTAAAGAAGATACCAACAAGATACGGTTCAAAACCAAACATACCTTATCTACAAACTGATAATTTTAAGGTGGTTCAAATAAATAAACATTTAACTGATGGTGTAGATCAAGATTTGGTAAGAAAATTACATGCTGAAAAAACAACCATAAAAACTAAAATTTCTCAAATACAAAATGCTATACAAGACAGATTGAAAAATCTAAATTCAAGTAATTTATCACAATCGGAAAAGATTTCTATTAACAATGAATTAAACAAATTAAAATTGGATTTAGATTTACAAACAAAAAATCTATCTACCGTCATTTCTCAATTAACGACAATAAATAAAACGACAAATGCGGTTGAACCAAAATATCGTGTTAGAGGTTTTTGGAACATACCAGATCCAATTATATCAAATAAAACAGAACCACAACATGTTGTTCAATTCAGACTTCAATATCGTTACGCTACAAAGGGTGGTAATTCAAATCCAACAGAGGGATACAAATTTTCACCAACAAAAGCACCAACTGTTAATGTAACAGCATCAAATGCAACAAATACAGCAACAAACACAGCTAGTCAAGCTTAAAAAATATAAAATTAAAAAATGGCACAACAACAAAATAGTCAAGTCATTCAAAGTACTCAAGTTTCAACAGTAAGTGAAAGTCCAAGTAACCAAACAATTACTGCTCAATTTTCAAATTGGGTAAGTGTATTAAGTGATGTTCGTAAACGTTACTGGGATGAAAAAGCTGGTGTTTGGTACTGGAAAATAGAAGATGTTCAGGATGCTGATACACCAAATATAAATCAACTTGATATTCCTATTCAACCAAATGAAAGAGTTGAAATAAGAGTATCCGCAATATCAGAAGTTGGTTGGCCTGATTCTATTTTAGAATCAGAATGGAGTAATGTATTAACTGTTGATTTTCCAGATGATATAAACGATGTTTTAAATGAAAATGGATTTATTCTTCAGGAAGCATCACAAGATCAAAGTGTTGTTCAAATGGATTCGACATTAAATACAAGGGGTGTTTATAAACATATTGAAGATTCTTTCTATATCAACAACACATACTATGGTCATACTGATAAGGACATAGCTGTTAGTTTTAAAGGTGATATGAGTAATACTTTAAATTTATTTGAATATTTAAGTAGTTTAACGGATAGAATTAAATCATTGGAAGAAATCATTAATAAGGTTAAAGGTGAACTTCATATTTATTTATATAATAATGAAACTTTGGTTAAGGAAATCTTAAACAATACAACAACACAATTAAAAATAGAATGTGAGGATTTTGTAGTCCCAATTACTGGAAAAACAAGAACTTATGTAAATAGTTTATATGTTATAGATGATTACACTATATCATTATCAAACGTTGCACAACAAGGTGATTTGGGTTTATTATCAAATAGGAATTTCACTTCTGGTGGAACAAATATTTTTTATACTGATAACTTAAATCAAGCATTATTAATAGATTACAATGATGATTTATATACTCAACAAAACAACCAATTTATTTGGTTCATGGATACCGATCAACAAACAAATATATATACCGGTATTACTTATGCACCACATCTCGTATTTGGACTGAATACACCAAATTATAATTTAGGAGCTACTGGAAATACAATTGGAATTTACAATTCTTGGTCAAATATAAATTCTGTTTTTCCAATAACAGCTGTAGCAAATACAAATTTGTTAGCTACAGTTCACCCCTATTTTTCCGATACAACAAATGTTATAGAAACCGGTCAAGAAAAAGTAAAAAAAGTAGCAGCCAAAAGTAATTTCGTTATTGGAATAAAAATATTTTTCAAATTAAGTGGAAATATTAGTAATGGTGGACAATTTTCTGTTGCTGGAAATGGACATGTTAATAAAACAAGAAAAGTTAAAGTATATTTTGAAACTGATGGTGGTCAAACATATCAATTTGCATTGGTATTTAATCTATCAAATTTCAGATTATATTTCAAAGGTGGTACATCAACACAATCACAAGTTGTTAATAATACCCCAGCTCTTTAACTAAAAAAATTTTAAGAAATGATAAGAAAAAGCTTTCAACTAATAAGAACAAATCCATTACTTACCACTAATATGAAATTAGTTGTAACTAGTACTGATTCATTATATCTAGAAAGTTTCAACAGTTCAAATGAATTGATTAATACTAAATATAAACATTTTCGTTTAAATAAAAATGATTATTTAGAAGATAAAGTTCCAGAATTTTATGATAAACTTCCATCCGATCTTGCTTTTTATGTGAGATATGATAATGATGCAAGTTCAACATATAGTGATTATTCATATCAATTTGATACTACATATTTTTCCGGGGCAGATAAAATAGAAGATACTTGGTATAATGAAGAGTTTGAATATTTAGCTCCATTATACATAAGAAACACTTCAATTCCTTCAAATTTTGTAATTTTAAGATGTGACGATCCATCAAATTATAATTTGGATGAATCAAATAATTTTCAATTGTCTGGTTTGAATAAAAATAATTTTTATAGTGAAATTGTTGATAAATGGAAATGTGTTGAAGTTTTTGATTTGACAACAAAATCAAATATTGGAAAATTTTTGGATAAAAATTATGTAAAAAATTCAAGATTTCCTTCTGAACCTTTTTATTTTGATGTCAGAAGAACAGAATTCTCTAAATGGTTCGGTATGGATTATACGAGTGGTATTTATACGGAAAAAGATTTTTATTTGGAAGATACATTAGCAACAGAACAATTACATTTTAAAATGGAAAAACTTATAACAGAAGGTTATAAGAATAACAAATTAATATTTCCAAATATTTTAAATTTGAAATTTTTATTTGATGATACACCAGCTACACCAGATGGTTTAAAAAAATATTCAATGAATAGATATTATGGTTTTTATACTGAATCAATGGATTTTGTTGGTAGTATAACATCATATGTTACACCAGAATTGAAACCCGGTTTTTGGTTAATAAATAATATTATTGTATCTGGAAATACGGGTGTTACTTGGGACAAATGTGATTTAAATTATCACTGGTTATATCCATCTGACAATCCGTTTACAGAAGAATGGGATAATACAAAAGATTATTATATCTTTTTAGATAATACAGATGATTATTATCGAGATATAACAATATCCGGCCTATATCCAGTTAAAAAAGTTATTCAAAACGGTGTTACGGTTTGGAAAGTGATATCTGATGTGATAATGGACCAAATTTGGGATCCATCTGGCAGAACATCAAATAGTCTGAAATATCACCCGGAAAGAGCAAATATGAAAACCTGTAATATTGAATATGATAAATTCAATATTTTAACAGGATATACAAATGATTTTTTCATAGATAAATATTTAGATATTAGTGGTGGAACCCATTTTATGTATGGTGATTTATATCTAATAGATATAGATGGTGTTTTTCATATTTTAAAAAATGGTTCAGGGATAACTTATTCGGATTTTGATTTAAATAATAAAAACGATCTAATTGAAAAATATTATATTCAAACGGATTGGGCGATAAATAGTAATTCTGATAAATTAGAATACTGGATAAATGGTAAAAATTCAAATTTTTACAGAACAAAAAAGACAGAAGATTTATATAGAAACCCATTACAATTTAATATTTATAGAGTTAAGTTTTCTGATATCAAAGACTTTGATTTTGATAGAGTTTATAGTGATTATGCTAATTTCGATTATGAACAAACACATTATGTTGATACCCCAGAAGAAAAATTATATACTATTGATTACACAGATACCAGTATTCCAAGAGATTACAAATTAGAAAGATACGGTTCTGGATCTCAATATAAAATAAGTAATGTTTCATCTGAATATATTTCTGATGATGAATTATTTGAATTGAAACAAATAATAACACCAACAACGACAGTATTATTTCAAGATAATATGCAACAAAACGCTGCAAGAATAGGTATTAGAGTACAAAGAGAATTAACTGATTTGTGGAGAAAAAACCAAACTATATGTAAATGGAGTTTTATGGGTTCCAATAGTCATTCAGATTATGATTATAAGTTAAATAATAGTTTATCTGTAGGTGGAAGATTAAATAGGACAACAGATCCATTTGGATTCTATCCAGATGTTGTGTCAAAAAACATGGACTATTTTTATAGAATTGGAAATTTTTATAATACACATACCGGAAATACAGCATATTATAAATTTCAATCAACGAATATACAAGGTGAATATATTTTTAGTCAATTTGGAAACGGTTTTGATATTGGTACTTATTTTAATACCGATTTCGATTATTTTACATTCTTCTTTAAAAATAAAATGAATTTTTTGGATAATGGAATATTATACCAAAGAAATTATGATAAATATTCCGTATTTAATGCTGGTAATGATATGAATTCATCTGTTACCTTATTCAAAGGTATAAAGGTAGATATTAAATCCATATACAATATAGATGTTACAGATTTGGGAAATAATAATGGTTATAAAATTAATAAAATACTTTATGATTTATCTAAAAATTATAATGGATATAAATTTAGTATAATATTAAATGATGTTTATGGTTCCAAATCTAACGGAATTGTAAACAATAAAGCTGATATTGTTACATCAACAAATGGAATAAATATTATAATGAATGATAAATGGAAAAACATTCTTATTATTATTAATTTTGTTGTTGGTGATTTAACCACAGACAGATTAAACAATCTAAATAAATTTAAAGAAAAAGATGGTTTATATTACGGATTAAAAAAGGATGGTACTCACCTACCTAATTATCAATCAAATATATTAACAGCTTATAATTTTATCAATTCGATAAATACTCCGGAACACGCATTAACAAATTCTTTTGATTCACCTTTTTCATATATAACTTATTGGTATATAACGGAAATAAACGGAAAAACATTTGTTGGTTCCACCAATAATACAAATACATCAAATATGAATCAAATACCAACTTGGGGAAAAACATTTTCACCATTTCTTATTCATATAGATTATCCGGATTCTATATTATTAAATCCAAAAAAAGATTATAAAATAGATCCTTATAAGGGTCCAGAAACAAAACCAATTATGGGATTTTCGACAGATGAACCTTTGGCAAGAGTTGTTATCCCGTTACAAGATGATAGACCACAAATGAGTGGAATTCAAGCAACCCCACCAACCAAAAAACAAATATTTAGATTTTCTGGTCCATATGAACCAGTATTCAAGGATATAAATGTTTTTAGGGGTGGTTTCTATTATTATACAGATTTATCCGGATCTACAGTTTTTTTAAGTGCTACAACAACAAAAGATGCAAATCCTTCATATACATTTAATTATATAGATCCAAATATTGATAACAATACAGATATATCAACACCCCCACCACCAACACCACAACCAACAATATATGAATGGGAAAATACTAATGCAATGTGTAGAGTTGTTAGTATAGGAATAGAAATACAAGAAGGTGGTGGTGGACCAGCTGCAGAAGAATAAAAAAAATAAATAAAATGGCACAAACACAAAACCAAAATACAATAAATATCATACAACCACCAACATTACAGAGGTCTTATACCCAAATTAATGTTCATCCAACCGGATTAAACGATGTAGTAACAAATACATTGTTTGTTGGTGGATTTGATTTTGGCATGATACCATCAAATGCAATAATAACAGGTATAACTGTAACTGTAAGAAGAAGATATAAAGGGACAAACACACAGGCAGATGATAATCGTTGGGTATATGATAATTCAATTCAATTAACAAAAGATGTTTCGAGTGGTGATCCCAGTGTAATTTCTCCAAATTTTTCAATTCCAGATAGATGGGATATGTATCCATTAATGAGTAATTCATTTCAAAATGTTACATACCCATCATATAATTCATCACCCAGTCCGTTGTGGGGATTTTCATCCATTTTAGTGAGTGAATTGGTACCAAATTTCGGAATTTTATATAGTGTAAAAGTTAGAAATAATTCCCCAATATCTGTTGTAATACCTCAAATAGAATGTGTAACTATTACATTATCTTATTATTACGAAGATACTCTTTATACATATTTAAGAGCTATGTTTATGGATGGAAATGTTAAATTCGATACATCATTATATGATTTTGGACAAATTCGTGAATTCATTTTTTCCAAAGTAAATGAAAATAAAAACATATTGAAAATAAATCAAGAAAGAGATACATCAATGTATCCAATTATTGATGAATATGGTTATACATATTCTTCCAGATTTATTTTTAAATCACCTTGGGACAGAGAATATTTTATTAGGACAAATAGTTCTTTAAGTGCGATGTTGAATTTAAACAACACAACCGCAACAACGACTCAAATGTCTTTAGATTAATTATTCCATTTCGGTTAATTCTAAAAGAGTAATCTTATTTTTGATACCATAATTCATGTAATCAATATTTTTTTGAGTTTCTCTTAAAAAATTAACATGAACATCAAAAATATCAACTCTATATTGATACAAAGATAAATCAGCTTCTATCATTTTTGTTTTTTCACCACCACTCGTTTTAACCTGATAACCAGTCAAATAGAATTCTAATCTTTCTTTTTCATATTCTTTCATCATTTGTCTGGATTTATAAATCTGATAAGATATACTTTTTATTTCTTCGGATAAAATTTGTCTTAAACTTATTACTTCAGCTTGTAATTGAATAACTTCTTGAACAGGTCTTAATAGTTTCTTACTAGTTTCTTCTATTGTTTGATTCCAATAATTTTCAGTTTCTATTAATTGCTTTTTTATTTCCTCATTTTGTTTCTTTAAATTTTCCTTCTTATCTTCCTTTTGTTCCATTGTATATTGAATATTTTTTATATATATTTCTTATTTACGATTAGGTTTATATTTTCTTATAATCTATAACGAAATAATAATCAAATGTATATTGAATTGCATTTTTAATCTGATTATAACTCATGTTTACATCACCCAAATTATTTAAATAATCGGTAGTTATAATTCTAACATCTTTTACAATATAAGAATCAGAAAAAGCTAACTTTGAAAATGTCGGATTCTTTATTGTATAATTATTATTAAAAACATTACCATCATCAACCACATTTTTATACATAACATAAAAACTTATATTTTGAATATTATATCTATCCAATAAATTAAATTCAATATAATCATAAATAAGAGAATTGATGTCGTTTTTTGGTGTTTCTGTTTTTCTAATAGATTTAAATGTTCTGGATTCTTTAAGTCTTAAAAATAAATATTCCTTTAAAATATTTCTTGCTTTCAAAACAAAATCCCATTGTAAATTATCGTGGGTTGTGTAATTTAACTTATATAAGTCGATTGTATGGTTTTCGTATTTAACATCGTCCAGACTCTTTAAAACACCAAATTCCTGATAACTAACTAGTGTTGTTGTATCATAATATTGATAATGTAATCCCAAATCATTTTCAACCGGAACATCTGAATATTGAATTGATATATCACCAATTGATATTGTATCTTCTATGTCTATTAAATTTGTTCCAAAAAAAGATTTAATTTCTTTTGAAGTTTTAGTACCTATAACGGTTTCTTTTTTATACTGTTGAATTATTGTTGTGGTTTTCAATTTGAACGTATATTTTTTATTATATATTAAAATTAGATGGTATGGAAAATAAAAAACAAATAACATTTCGTTTAATATATACTAAATATGAAATTCGTTATAGATGATACTGTTACAAAGATAATACTAAAAGAGTCAACAAGAGAAGAATTCAATCAATTGAAATTATATTTAAACAGACACTTAAAAAATTATGTGTTTATGGCTAAATATAAATTGACTAAATTCTCAGCTAATCCTTGGGACGGTAAGTATGAACAATTTCATGGTGGTTATATAGATTTCGGTTTATTACATGAATGTTACAAATGTTGTAAAGAATATGGTTATCCATTCGAAGTTTTAAATAAAGAAAAAATTCCTATTAATAGAGATATTAAAAAGGAAGATATTGAAAATTTCTGTAAAGAATTTTACAAAGATCACAAAGATGAACATGATATAACCAAATCATTTGTCCCATATGAACATCAAGAAGAATCCATTTTCAGAATATTGAAACATCAGTACGGTAGAATTGAAGTCGCTACCGCTGGTGGAAAATCTTTAATATTTGGATCCCTAATATTTTATTATTTAACTCATATCAATCCTGATGCAAAATTCTTATTGATTGTACCAACTATGGATTTAGTTACACAATTCTATAATGATATCAATAATTATAATTATGGTTATCATAATGAAAATAAAAATGTTATAAATATCAGAATGGATGAAATTATGAGTGATAAACCAAGAAAATATCATGGTGACGAACCAAATATTTATATTGGAACATATCAGAGTTTAGTTAAATGGCCAGTTGAATGGTTTCATCAATTTGATGTCGTTTGTTGTGACGAATGTTTACATCCTGATACATTAATAACAATGTCAGATGGTAAGAAAAAAAAGATTAAAGATATTAAAATTGGTGATAAAATTTTCACTATTAATGAAAAAACATTAAAAAAAGAAATTAGAGAAGTTGATTATGTATATAAAAATTTAAGCAAAAATCAACAAATGTTTGAACTAGAAATGGAAGATGGAAAAAAATTAAAAATAACAGGAAACCATGAAGTAATTTTATCAAATGGAAAAAGAAAAAGAATTGATAAATTATCAACAAATGATGAAATTTTCGATTTTAATATTTAATATATAAGGACAGAATGTCATAAAGTAAAAAGAAATTATAATGAATGTTAACCAAATCTTGTCCTTATTGTAAAAGTATATATTTGAGATATAAATATAAAAATTCTAAAAATAGTTTCGTTTGTTTAAATTGTTTAAAATCATTCAAAAACAAAGAAATAATATATTTAGATATTAAAGAAAATGAATTGTTTACTATTTTAAATGAATCATCAAAAGAAGTAGATAAAAAAAGAATTTTCGATTTTCTTAAAGCAAATAATTCAAAATTTTTATGTCAAAAAAATTTAGATAAAAGTATTACTGATTTTCTTAATAATTGTTATATCAAAATTGAAATTAAAAAATCTTTAACATATAAAAATATTTTTGATTTTTTAAATAATACTAAATATAATGATTGTCATTGTCATAATCTTGAATGTAATAGAGATACAAAATTTTATGGATTTTCAAAAAGACATCCAAGAGGATATTCAATTTGTTGTGATGATAAAAAATGTTTATATCTTTTAAGATCCACAAAACAAAAAGGTGAAAATAATACTTGTCACAAAATGACAAAAGAATCTTTAGAATCAATGAAAATAAAGAATTCTATTATAATGAAAGAAAAAATAAAAAATAAAGAATTTATACCAAATGCAATTAATTCTTGGAGAAATGAAAAATATAGTTTAATTTTAAATGGTAAAAAAATAAATTTTAGATCATCTTGGGAGGCTTTTTATAATTTAGTTAATAAAGATTTAATTTATGAAAATACTGTCATACCTTATGAATATAAAAAAGTCAAACACAATTATATTGTTGACTTTTCAGATCATATTAATAAAATTTTATATGAAATAAAACCAAAATCGGATATAAATAGGCAAAGAACAAAAAATAAAACAAAATCAGCTAAAAAATGGTGTAAAGAAAATAATTACAAATTTATAATCATAAACGAAGATTGGTTTTATGAAAATTATAAAAAACATAAACATTTATTAGAAAATATTGATATGATAAATAAAGAAAGATTACAAAAAAATTTAAGAAGATTCGATGAAAATAAAATCTATTAATAAAATTGAATATAATGGTGATGTTTACAATTTAAGAATTAAAGAAATAAATTCTGATGATATAAATAACCATAATTATTTTGCAAATGATTTTTCTGTGTCTAATTGTCATAAAGCGAAAGGAAACTCACTAAGAACTATATTGAAAAATACGTTTGGTCATGCCAAAATTCGTTTTGGTATGAGTGGTACATATCCAAATGATGATACCGCTGAATTACTAATGATAGAAGCTGTTACAGGTCCATTATTATTAAACATCAGAGCTAAAAAATTAATGGAATTAGGTATCATCACACCTTGTAAAATTAAGGGAATTATACTAAATCATGGTGATTATAACTTCGCATCGAATATATTTTCAATAAAGAGAAGTGGTAATGGGAGAAAAGCTTGGGAATTAGAAAAGAAATTCGCACAGAATTCATTACCCAGAAAAATATTTATTGGAAAATTGGTGAATAAATTTAAAAACAATTCATTAGTATTATTCCAAAATATTGATTACGGAAAGGATTTATATAATTACATCAGAGATAATATACCAAATAAAGATGTTTATTACATTGATGGAAATACACCGAAAGAAAAAAGAGGAATTATTAAAAAACAAATGGAAGATACATCTGGAAATGTGAAAATATTAGTTGCTTCCTTCGGAACATCAGCGACTGGTATAAATATTAAAGCTGTTGTTAATTTAGTTTTTGCTGATTCATTTAAATCAGATTCATTGGTAACACAAGCAATTGGTAGAATATTAAGATTACATAGTGAAAAAGAATTATCTATTATTTTCGATTTGGTTGATCAATTCCATCAAGATTTTAAGGGAACACTGTATAATCACTTCCAAATTAGGAAAAAAGAAATTTATACCAAAAGGGAATATCCTTATGAAGAATTGAAATTTAGTTTAGTATAATCCACTCCCAAAAGATTAACTATTTTCGACTTTTAAATATTTATATATAAAAATAAAAACATTATGATTATAGATGAATTTGTAAATGTTAAAATCGGAACTAAAAATATCAATCATTTTAAAAAATTAAATTATATTTGTAAAGTTGGCGAAATTATATTAGTCAAACCAATAGATTTAATGAATTGTAGTAAAAATCCAGTTCATGTTAAATGTGATATTTGTGGTAAAGAAAAAATTATACCATATCGTTCATATTTTAAAAATATTAGTAAATTTCCAATATATTGTTGTGGAACTTTATGTTCAAAAATAAAAGAGAACCAAACCAAAAAAGAAAAATATGGTGATAATTATGAAAAACACAGAGTTAATAAAATGAAAAAAACCAATAAAAAAAGATATGGTAATGAAAACACATCACAAATATTTAGAAATGAAAAAAATATAAATGATTTTTTACTTGAATTGAAAAATATTTATACAGATGATAATTTGGATTTTTCAAAAATTAATTACATTAATAATTACACAAAAATTGAAATTATTTGTAAAAAACATGGTTTGTTTAAAATTAGACCAAATGAATTATTAAATGGTCAGGGGTGTAAAAAATGTAACAAAGAAATAAGAAAAAATAATAATTTAGAAAAATATAAAGATAAGGCTAATCAAATTCACAATAATAAATATGATTATTCCAAAGTTATTTTTAATAAAATTCTAAATAATGTAGTTATTGTTTGTCCAGAACACGGTGATTTCATTCAATCTTTACATAATCATATAAATTCTAAACAAGGTTGTCCAAAATGTTCTCACAATTACAATAAAAAGGATTGGATAAAATTATATTCTGATAAACACAATAATAAATATGATTATTCATTAATGGAATATATTAATAGTAATACAAAAATAAAAATAATTTGTCCTGAACACGGTATTTTTAAACAACTACCATCCACACATCTTAGTGGAATTGGATGTCCTTATTGTGCTAATAAAAAAAGAAGATTATTTAGAATTGAAAAAATCAGTAAGAATAAATTTAATGGTGAACAAATAATGCCATCTTTTAATGAAAAAGCTTGTAATTTATTTGATGAAATATCCAAAAATAAAAATATTCATATTCAACATGCTAAAAACGGTGGTGAATTTTATATTAAAGAATTAGGATATTGGGTTGATGGATATGACAAAGAAAACAATGTTGTTTACGAATATGATGAAAAACATCATTTTAGAAATGGAAAATTAAACAAAAAAGATCAGATACGTCAAAAAGAAATATCCAATCTTCTAAAGTGTAATTTCATAAGAATTAAAATTTAGTTTAGTTGCATAAAAAACCGGCTTTCGCCGGCCGGCTATTTTCATATTTAACTAAAACCCGAAGTCTCAGATAAATATCATCCCAACACACTAAGTACTGGTATGATATGAAATATAACCAAAAAATCTACATGTCGAACCTTTTTCTTGAAAGGTCACTACTATTTCTCATAAATACAAAATTATTATTTTTTATTCTCAAAAACATTATATCACTTAAAGGTCCAACAATCTTTTGTTCAAAACCCCTTGGATCATCTATACATACACACAAACGAAATGGAAAACTTAAATTATCTCTACCCATAACTTTTAAATAATATCCAGATGGTGGTGTTAATGATTGATCATCACTTAATTTATAAGCTGAAACTTTATTCTTCATATAAAACCAATCATATGGATCTATCTATATCTATTTGAAATGGTGTATTGTTATTGACATTTATATTGAATTCTGTGTGTACACCCAATGATGTGATTCCTGTCGCTGGACATATTATGGAACCGTTATAATATTTTTTACCTTCATATCCAACACCATTTAAGTGTGGTGCGTGTGTGTATTTTTTATGAGCAACAAATATTTGATTATCAGTATCTATCTCTTTTTTATAATTTTTATATCTAAACAACCATATTTTAGGATTATAATCTAGGAATGATAAATTATCATTTGACCAATAACCAAATAATTTTTGACTTTGCCTTGTCGTTGAACCGGTATAATATGATTTTGTAAACAAAATCAATTCCGGTATTATTACTAAATTATTATTGGTTGACATCTTTTTATTTCCTCCTATATTTCCTATAATTTTTTCTCTTTGACTTCTAATATATTCTTCATAAATTTGTTCATCCATTTCTCTCAAATAATCTTCATATGTTTTGTAGAGATAAGTGCCATTTCTATATATCATTTTTTATCTATCTTCAATAAATTTATAGTATATATAAAAATAAAAAAACCCATCGATGTGATGGGTTTTATATATTTTTTCTTGTTGTTTGTTAAACTTCATCCACAACTTCTTCCTCCACATCATCAACAACTGGAATTGGTCTTACACCAATGGATCTCATTTTGGATGGATCTTTTCCCATTTTGCGAAATATAGCATCCAGTTTCTTCTTTTCTTCTTTATCCTTTTCTTCTTTCTTAATTTCTTCTCGAATTTTAATTCGTTCATTTACGACCACTTTACGATCCGTATCAGCGATAATGTCAAGAACGATATTACGAAGTTCTGTTTCGGGTACCGTTTTGAATTCTTCAACAACATCTTTTTGAAGTTTTGAAAAACAATTCAAATTACCGTGTGTTTTTCCGAGAACGAAGTTTACGTTGGAAGATTGCATTTTAAGTGAATCGATTGAAGATCCGATAATTGTTTCGGCCAGTTCCTTTTCATCTTTTACCGGAAGATGTTTGATTCCATGTTTTGTAAAATATAAGGTGATTACAGTATCATCCCTATCCCATTTGTGTTCTCTTTTCATATTAACTGTTTTTAAGGTTTATTTAATTCTTACAAAGATAAGATAATTTAATTAAAAATAAAAATTAATTAGGAAATTTCCATTTTTTGAATTTCTTCCCAATTATCAATAATATAAGGTCTTAGTACAGGATGTAAAAATCTTAAATATTTAATATCAGGAGTTGTAAATAATTCTTTACTTGTTGGTATTGTTTCCCATCTTTTAATTTCATCCAAAGAAGCTGGTGTAATTTTTTCTACAACCATTTTCTTTAGTTCTTTATATCCAGTACATTGTGCATCTTCTGGTAATCTGGGTTCATACAAACCATCACAACATTTGTGACAAAATTCTTTAAACGTTAACTTTTTCATTTTCATCAAAGTGTTTAGATATTTTTATAATATTTATTCTAGCTTCCATTTGATCATATCCACCTACTGTATATGGATATCCGGCAATAACATTTATATTTTTGCATCTTCAACACTTTCTATCGTTTTTGATGTAAATTGGTTTGTATCCAACTTAAATCCTATTAGTTTTTTAAATTCCATAATTAAATATCTAATTTATTATAAATGTATAACCAAAAATTCCAACCATAATCAATTTATCCATATCTTCCTTTTCCGAATGTGGATTATCCATTTTCCTGACAACAATTATCGGAAAATTATTTATCATCAGAGAAAAATAATCATGAAACCTATGATGGCCTTCATATTCACAATACCAAGCCTTTGGTGTATTTGTGAAGGAATTATACTTTATCTTCATAATCTTGGTTTTTTAACTTGACAATACAAAATTACGATAATATTTTGGTATAAAAAAATAAATATATAGTATCATGAAGAAATTTAACGAATTTGTAAACGAAAATTATAAAGAAACCAAAAACAATATTGATGATGTCTTTAATGTTCAATCAACATTTATTGATGAAGTCTTTGATCAATTGGTTCAAATAGTGTGTGATGTAAATCATATAAGTGAAAAAGATTTCAAAAATTGGGATCAAACCAAAGGTTATGTTGAAAAATATTTTGACAATAATCCAGAAATATTACAAATAATTGATGATTTCAAAGGTAAAAGATATCAATTATGTGCGGAATTTTTATATGAAAAATTATTTGGAAAGGATCAAGAATTAAATATTTCATTTAGTAAAGACACCAATAAAATTGATACACGATTACCTGAACCAGAAGATAATGTTGATTTGATTGTTCAATAAAACAAAAAAGGTTGTCAAATTGACAACCTTTTTCTTTTGTGAGTTACATCCATTTACCACGTTTCACATTAAATGTCTTGTGTAAATCAATTAACCTATAACTCCACATGTCCGGAAAATCTAAAAGTCTGAGATTTAATTTTCCCACAACTTGATGAACTTCCTTCTTTTTAGCTTCTACCATTTGGTAGGGAGCATTGTAGCCGTAACGGCAACAAATTTCGACTCTCCAAAGTCGAATAGGATCGTGTGTATCCATAATCTTCGTATCTAAGATCGAAGAATTATGAAGTGTTTATGTTAATTGATTTCATCATAATAGTATATAGTTATATTTTTTATTAAAGTTTTTCCAAAATTAAATTAATGGTTTTTTTTAACCATCACTTATAAATATATAAAGAAAATAAATGTTAAAACATGCAAGGAATCGTTTATTTAATAGAATCAGTAAGAGATTATGATGTTGTTTATAAAATAGGATATACCCGTATATCGTCTAAAAAGAGGTCTAAACAACTTCAAACTGGAAACGATGGTGAATTAAAAGTTATTTATCAACATATAACATATCATGGACAAATGTGTGAAAGAGCTATACAAAATTTTTATTCACATCTTAGGATAAAGAACGAATGGTTTAAATTAGATTTAGAAGATATTGTCAAATTTCCAGAAATTTGTAATAAAATTGAAAATAATCTAAATATAATAAAGAAAGAAATTATTTAAAAATTCTTTTCATAATTCTATCTTTTTATATTTAGTTAAATCAATCTTTGACTTTTTTGGTCTAGCTTTAAAATAATTTCCATAATTCTGATCAGAAATCCACATTTTCGGTGAAAATTTATTTGAATCACCATAAACTTCGAAAACTAATCCACCCTTACAAACACCGATCACATCATTCCAGTAATCATCTTCATACCATTCTATCTTACTGAATTTCACTCTATTACTCCCAATATGGAAATATGATTCTGGATCTCTTGGCACTGGTTTATAAACAGGTTTTTCTTTTTTTTCAGATTCATTCTTTGGTAAAACACCCAAATCTTCAGCTCTCGCGTAAATATCACAAGTTGTTATAATTTCACAACTTATTCCTCTCTTTATCAAATCCCTTTTCAAGTCTCTGATAGTCCCCTTTATATCACTACGAACAACTTTTCCATCAGCAACATACAAATAATCCCAATTAACGGGGTGATCATCTTCCAATGGAGTTTCCTTATATTTAGACATATTTTTTAATTTTTAAATTCTGAAACCAATTTATCAACCAATTCTTTAATGAACTACCACTACACTAAAGATGTAGTGGTTTCTAGGTCTTTCAACCTGTCTTTTTTAACGTTTCACAGACAAGATGCTTCTTAGGTTTCACCGAAATGAAACGGTCGTCCACAGAGCCGGCCTCCACGTTCAATAACCGATGTTCCATCGGCCAATTTTTTATATTTTTTGCTGCATTTACATCACGATCATGTTTCATTCCACAAACCGGACAAATC